TAGTCTTCAACACCCCCTAGGGTGAATATCCTGCGTAAAGGCCCTCAAGGTCATCCCATTCTTCACCATAACGACTGTGTTTGTTGGGTACAGGATCGGGGAGATCCACACCATTGACATTAACCCTGAGGTCATGTCCGTAACCCTCTGTGAAAATATTGAGATATGCCTTGTCTACAATTGGATAGGCATCCATCACCTGTTATTCAACAAGAAAAAACTCCATTTCCCCAGACGGCTGTGGGAAGTTTACAAGAAGGGTGTGTGACAACCCGGTGAGTTCTATGTACTTCTTAGCCTGGACCTTGTTGTCTTCTTTGAGGGTCTTTACCGCTTTCAACTCCACTATGAGACGATTGTCCACAACAATGTCTGCACGGAGATTTCCAATCACGTGTTCCCTAAATGGTATGGGGATGATCCGCTCGGTCTCGTACCGGACTCCAGCGTTCCTGAGCATCACCTCCATAGCATTGTGATAGACACGCTCCGAGTACCCAGGACCCAGATCATTCCACACATTTCGAGCAAGATTGATTACCAAGTCAGAGTACTCTGACATTTGAAATGTATATTCACAGCCTTTTATAGTAAGTGAAGCCGTTGACAACCTCGCCCACGGTCCCCTGCTTGCTCACATCCATCTTGGCACACTTTTTGGTGGTCTCGTTGTATGAGAATGCACCGCACGACTTGGGGACCCATGATGACGCAAAACCATACATACCACGCCATTCAGTGCAGTGCTTTGCACATGCGGTGGCGTCGTTTTCATCAGTGTAAGGCATTTTATAACCGCGAAACTTCCCGCCAGTAAGCACCATCGCAGTCCCTGGTCGGTCACCCATCCTAGGGTACGAGATATGCCCCTCGACCATAACAGCGCTGATCCACTTACTGGATCGAGATCTCATGAACAGTAACCTTCCGTCACCCCGCATACCAAAGTGGGCTATACCAGTACCGGTCGGGATGCCCGCACCCATGCTACCATTGAGATCCCATATAGGAGCACGACCGTTCGAGATTAACAAGTTGTGATCCTGCATAAACAGCCGACGCGGTTCGGTAGAGTGGCCCGTCCCCGATGCCCACACCGCTTTCCCACTTTTGTACACCACCAGATTCCCATCTGCCTGCCAGTTGAGACTATATCCATTCATTGCGACGGTCTTGGGTGTTGCCTTTGTCAGGGCAGCGGCGGCACCAGTAGAACTCGTGGATATCAACACTCGCCCTCCCCACACCGAGGTCGATTGCATTAGAGCCAAACCCGTATCTTGCTGCACAATCTTGGCATCAATCATGGAATTAAATGAATTTACCTGCGCCTGGGTAAGAAGACGTTGATTCTTCCACTGAGTCATATCACCCCTCGCCTTATCCAGATTGTTGGCAGCTATGTCAGTCTGGACACTGTTAAACGCTTCCGTTTTGCGCCTCTTAACTTCGGGTCCAAGACCAGTTGACGTAGCCCACACCAGTGCCCCATGGCGGTCGACAACTTGAAGTATGCGCTTGGCGCCGTCCATGACCCACCAGAGACCGAAGGGACCCCGAGCCTCTCCCGGGGCGTTGGTGGGTGCGTCAAATCCACCAAATCTGTGGTGGAAGTTCCACGGGGTACCCAACAGACTCTTGCCGTAGTTTCCATCCGCGTTGTCGTACCACAGGTCTCCATTCTTCTTCAGGGTTAACCGATTGTTACGCCAGTGAGATGCCCACTCGAAGGCAGAACCGTTGCGGATCACCAGATTCCCATCCTTCTGGAAATACACACCTGGTGCAATCTCTATATCAGTCCCGTTGTTCGTTATGGTAAACCTGGCGCCCGCACCAGACCACCCCTCACTCGTCAAGATGAGTCTCGTGGTTGCTTGGGGATGACACCCGTTTGCGATGGGGTGACCGTTCGTACACTCCATCCACCGGGTGGGGTGAGCATCATTGGTTACCCCCAAGAATCCCTTCTTGATCATGTAGCACGACCCAGCACTCGCATCATATCCCACTGCCAGGGCGTTTGCAGCCTGTGCAGCAGTCATACACTCAGAGCGATTGGGGATGGCTCCCGTGGATGTAGTCGTGATGTCCTGCCTCTCCAGTGCCACGTCATCGAACCCCCTGCTCATCGTGGCGTTCGTGCTAATGTCAGCGGGGAATACCATCGTTGCCTTCCGAATCACCTCTGGATTCACGCACCCATCACTAAGCTTATTTGCGGTGTCAACACACGAAGTTATATGGCTTTCGGGAGCAACCCAAGCAGCCTGGTTCGCCTGGTTCGGGAACGAGTCTCCAATAAGTCCAATACACGTATTCGGAAAACTAGGGTTGTCACTCGTGCGTACCGCAAACGTGTTGATGTTCTCGCTGGACCCCGCTGCAAGCTGCCGGCACTCCTCGACACTGTTTACCTCGGAGACCTTCTTGCCGCCAGACAGATTGAACTCCTTGTAGCCCTGGGCGCCGGGCCACCCCTTGGCACCCGACAACGACTCTGTGAATGTACCCGAATCTATAGGTGGCGTGTAAGATGGTCCATTGTATCGTCGCCACGTGGTATGACCGTCCACCATCTGACTGTACGGAGCGCCCAGAACACCGTAGGATTTGATGAAGCACTGACCAGTGTCAGTCCGCGTGAACGCCCGTGCCTTGGGATGCTCTTCAGCCTCTGCAGCACACTCATCAAGCGTCTTATTCTCAAACGGTCCAACGTCATACATATCATACCCGTTGAGACCCTTCCCCTCCACGCCCAACACTCCCCAATTCACCCCACCATTCACCTTCTTTATCTCGCCACACCCGTTGTAAGGGTATTTGTCTGCGGGGTTGCACACCGTGACGGACGTTTCCAGATCCGTGTATGCCATGGGACCAGTTCGAAACGACTGTGTGCCATACCGACATTTGCTATCACTGATGTTAAAGTTTACGAATGTGACCCCAGCTGTCTCCTTCGCCTTGTTGTAGCATGCTGGGAGTGTGGAAACACCAGAGACCTCTGTTAAAGTTATACCCTGAGGTGTTCCTTTGACACCCCTATGGGCACTTACGATCGATGCAATACCATCGGCAGATGAGGCGAATTGTTCAATCTGACCCTCGGCGGTTGAGAGACTGTCGTTGCTGCCGCTCCCAGGATCATTCTCATCAGTCTCATCATTCTCATCACCGTCATCGTTGCTACTGCTGGACGGGGACTTCTCCCCAATACCGAATGCTGATAATATAAACTCCATATAGAGTGTTACAGTATACCTAGATTTTTCTAACACCCCAGGTCACCGTTATATGTATGGATCTGTTGTTGTACCTATTGCCCACTGCGCCGAACGCCGAGTTGGCATATTCCCTAACCCTTTCCATCTCCTCTAGGTAGTCACGGAAGTTGGGAGAATCCACCACCAACTGTCTGAGCAAGTCGGACATTACATTCACAACCATTCGCAAGATTTCCACATTCTCCCTGTTTCGGTCGATCGTCTTCTCGTGGCGCTGGAGAAGCTTCTTGAATTCACCCTCATCCAGCTTGTCGATCATATAACGAACCCTCTCCTCCACCCAATTCTTCTCATCTCCCCGCTGATACTGGGGGATCTCATAGTACTCGATGTGGTGGACGGACCTCACAATGTCAGTGATCTTGTGAGCCATCGTCTCGGGTATCTTCCCACCCCGGCGCTCCGCAAGGTTGTAGACCTCCCGGGTCGTCGGAAGCCCCCCACAGGGGATGTCAGCAAGGTTGCGTCCCCCGCCAGCGGTCTCAGCAGTCTCCCGCCTCCGCTGGAACTCGAAGAAGTGTGGGTTGTGGATGACACCGGTCTCGATTGCCATGGTGTTCCAGTTGAATGCCGTGTGACAGTCGGGACACCACATCTGCGAGCACCCAGATATCTTGAAAATGAGGGTCCCACACTTTGGACAACCTTTTGTGTCCTTGTTGAGCAACTTGACCGTCTCAACATTCTCTGGCTTGCACTCGTGCTCCTCGCCATCCACCTTCTCCTCGTTGCAATCCTTGCAGATGTGCTTCGAACAGACACCACACTTCCAGGCGGTGCTGAGGAAGCCCTTGCAGCCGTCGCAGGGGCAACGCCTCACAAACTCCCGCCGCTGCTGAGTAGTACCCTGCCCATACCCACGCCACACAGAGTTGTGATGCCTGAAGTCCAGCTCCACCTGACGCCTATCACGAGCCAATGTGACTATCTGTTCCTCAATCTCACGCATCCGGTTCTGGAGATCCTCGCACAGCCTATAAGACTCCACGGCTTCCTGTGTCTGCGGGAGGAGCGCCAACTGGCGGTTGAACAGAATGTCCTCCCTGTGATTCTTGAGAGGCTTCATCCGAAATGCCTTGGTGCAGGCTGTGTCCACGAACTCTCTGTTCCACGCAGTGCGGCACGACATACAATGTGGATCACCTTGGGTGTCAAGCATGTACCTCTGGATACACGCTCGACAGCATGAGACATCACATGTCGGGCAAGTTACTTTCACTCGCTTTACTTTGTTGTAGGGTTCACAACAGATTGAACAGTCCTCCATTTTCTTACCTATGGTCGCTAGTTTTTATACTTGGGAACGAGTCTTCGTGCCTACACTGTTATTAAATGCGTTGGGATTGAAGTTACGCTTGCTACTCTGACGCGCCATCCCCACCGCCCTGAGCTTACCTTTGAGGTCGATGTAGTTTGTGGGTTTCAGGGTATTTAAGATCTCTTTGTACTTCTGGGTGAAAACTTGAAAACTTAACTTGTTCCCATTAGCCTCGAACGACTTCACCATCAACTCTGCTTGTTCCCTCTTCATATTGTTGTTGTTGTTGTTCCCGACAGGGGGTGCGGGGGGTTCAACAACAGGAGCCTTCCCCTTTCTGTTGTTCCTGACAAGGGGTGGGGATTCAGGCGCGGGCGCGGGTGCAGGTGCAGGTGCAGGTGCAAGGGGTTCAACCGGGGGTGCGGGTGCAGGGGTTTTGTTGACCTTGATTCTCGAGATGGCAGACTTCATCCGACGTCGCGTCAGATCTGTAAACGCCCCCGCACTCACCTTGGACTGCAGGTTATTCTTGGCTGCATTGAGTGCAGCGGCGTTCGTGATATTCTTGAGGTTTCGGATTTTCTGGAGCATATTCTCCTTCCTTTTTTCGGTGGCTGCCCTCTTAGCCTTGGCATTATTGGGAAGTTTGGCAACGAGCGCCTTGGTATTGTTGTTGTTGTTGGATGGCTTCGCATTGGTGATATTCATACCAGCCTTCTCATTCTTGAGATTCTTCACATGATTCCTGAGTTCCACATACTCCTGATTGGTCAGGTTACCAGCCTCCTTTGCCTTCAAAGCGTCGCTGATCACATTGGTATTGTTGCCGTTGTTCAACTTCCTCTCAAGACGACGGAATGTGTTGGTCCTGTAACTGTTGTTGTTCCTCCGCTTCTGCAAGTGTTCGGAGAGTTTCTTATTAGCATTGCGGGTGGTCACATTCTTCTTACCCTGCTTTGCCTTACGATACCTCCTAAGGAGTTGCTCTGCCCTCTCACGCTTGTTCGGGCTGTAGCCCTTCTTCACGATGCTTCCCTTTGCAGTCATTTCCTCCACGCGCTCCACGATGTAATTTTCGTTGTTGATCATCCCAACCTTTCGGAGTTTACGATCTCCCACGAACCCTCTCATCTCATTCATGACCGTATTGACCGACTCGATCTGATTGAGTTTTATATTCTTCTTGAACTGGATCATCTTCTTCTTGGTCTCGATCTCCCTGTTGAGGGCATTCCGCTCATTCTTGGTCTTGGCGGCGTTGCGGGCATTCTTCAACTTCTCCATCTCCAGTTTGTAGTTGAGTTCAGCCCTCCTGTTCGCAGCGGTGTTCCCCGAGCCAAAGAGATTCTTCGCAATCTTCAGGTTCCCCAACCCCCCGATCAGCCCCTGGCGATTGTTCCGATTCCGGTTCCCGCCCCCCGCGCCCGTGACGGTCACGATGGGTGCTGCGGGCGTCCCCCCGGGTGCGTTCATCCGGGGACCCGTGCCGGGAATGGGCATCCCAAACAGCCTCGCCCTCCCGTTGTTCACCGGATTTGTGTTGAACGGGTTGACATTCACGGGGCGTGTTGCAGCGGCGGGGGCTGCAGTGGGGGCTGAGGGCAGGGATACATTCATGGGCTTCACCTCCTCCCCTGGGCTCGGGACCGGCTTCGGCATCACCAGAGAGTTGTTATTGGGTGGCTTCAGGTTGTTGTTGTTGCGCTTGGGTACCGCCTTGGTCACGTAAACCCTGACGGTATTGGCAGCGGTCTCGCCCACCAATGGCTTGACTGGCTTCCCACCCTTGCGCAAGATCCTCGCCCTCACTGCACGAATGGCTGTGGGCTCGGTGACTCCTGACGCACTCAAAGCCTTCATGACTACCCTCTTCATCTGATCCTTCTTCATGTCCTTCTTGAGTCGAGTGCCCTTGACCAGAGTGGCATACCTCACAAGTTCCTTCTTGGTGGGATTCCCCATCAGGAGTGTGTGATAATCCTTCCCCCGCAGACGCACCGTCTTTGTAATGTTGTAATAAATCCTGTACCCCTTCACCACCTCGCTGTGATTATACGGCAGTTTCAGCTTCTTGCACCTGACAAGCATAACTGCCGCTTCATTCAGCGGGATGGAACGCGCTTCTAATACAGACAAACCATACGCCAATCTTAATCGCTGCCTGAGCAACTTTCGCTCCATATATTAATCACCGAGAAAATAACCAGTACTTGCGCCTGATGCCACCATTTTGAGCAGGGCTTCGTAACCAGATGCAAAGTCAAAAGCGTCTAGACCATCGCCTAGAGTTATGCTCACACGGTGTGTGTTCATCTGGTAGTTGTGTCTGTGGGCATTGAGACTCCAAAACAGCATCTTGAAGTAATCCTTGAACGTTTTGATCTCCCCCCATCCCTGCTCCCTAGACCAATTCTTATCGGCTGGTTCCACTCTCAACACGTGTTTGGGATTGAATCCTATGACGGGGTCCGCTGGCCACTTGTCCACGAACGCCCCATCCAGGTAATACTTTTTACCAATCCTGACGGGTGAAAACAGCCCTGGTATGGACATGGAAGCCAACACGGCATCCACGACCTTGACTGACGGCGTGGTATCCTTCGAAAAGTACTCCGTCTTGTTGGTATTGAGACAGTACGCCGCCACAAACAGAGTTATGTCGAGTTCTGCGAACGTCAGATCCCTGTCGTCAACCATACTCAGCAACGTGGAGCGTATCAACTCCTGTGAGTACACCCCAAACGTTTTGATAAACGATACAGCACTCGCCTTTGACAATTCATTGATCTTGATCGTCAGGAGGATCTCCATTATCTCCCTAGGATCATACCCAAAGGCGTAGAGCATTGCCCAGATCGCACCAGCTGATGCCCCTGTAACAGTTTCTACCTCTTTCAGTAAGTGTTGATTACTGTTAAAGAAACCTGCATAAGCGTAGACTATCAAGCCTCCTGAGTTCAAGACCACGTGTTTAATGGGCTCCATACCATTATCTAATAGTAAGAAGGAAACTGCTTCCTCAGGAACGCGAACACCACGGCAAACACCAGGGTGTGCACGAGCACCTGAGCCGGACCCGTCGCTCCCCGACCCTTCGGCAGGCTGAGGAGCAGACCCGGGCTGAGGGCAATGAACAGACCTGTCGTCACCAGCAGGTCCGTCTTCGTCAGAACAAGACCCATCTGCTTGGCGAGAAGCTTGTACACGATGAGGAACACCAGGGCGTGGAAGTACACGCTGGTGCTGTTGGTGTCGCGGGTAAACAGGATCTTCCCGCTTGTGATGTTTCTGAGGGGCGCGGGCAGCTGCACGAGCATACCGGGGCTGAGGGCGGCAAACAGGAGAGCGGGCGTGGTAACCTTGGGACTGGAGACGTCGAACATTTACCATTGGCATAGAAAATGTTTAGAAATTTAGGTGGCAAACCGTGACGACGTCTGGCTTGAGAAGTGGTAGACGAACTCGCAAAAGTCCTGGTAGGTCATCCCGCCCATCAGGGATCCTCGGAGGTAGGTGTCCTCGCAGTAGCCCCTCATGCCCATCCACATGTTCATGAGGTCCTGCTGGTACCACTCCTGCCACTGCAGGAAGTCGAGGGGGGTGTCATAGATATCCTCGTTGCCATTGTCATCCTGAGGATCTGGATGAAAGTGGTAATCGTCGGACGACTTGATGATCGGCATTGCGAAGCAATCAGTGGTTGGTTAGTTGGTTCTGTATATATCTAGTCGGATTTCCTTAAGCCTTCGTCGCCCGTGCGGTAACGCTGGTTGCCTCCTCCTGGGGAAGGTTGTCCTCAATTGCCAACATGGCTCCCTCCACCTTGGCCTCATCACCCCCGAAGAAGGTCAGGAGACCCTCCTTGACCGCCTTGCGGTTAAACGGAGCCTTCTTGACCGCCGTCTTCTGGGAAACCTTCCCAACACCCTTCACACTGACCGAGTCAACCTCCTGGTTGCTCATAAACTGACCAATCTCCTGGGTCAGCTCCTTGACTCGGTCCCTGAGTAGCTTGGTGTCTTTACCAATTGCCTTGAGTTGCTCCTTGAGTTCAAACAACTCGCGCGTCTTATCTTTAATCTGCTCAGAATCAGCCATTGTTAGTGTTTGTTATATATAGCTGGAATTCTTTAATCAAGTGGACGACGCATGAGATCGGGTGTGATGGTGCTGTTCTGCCACACATACGGGCTCTTCGGGTTGGGGGGCTCGGACCTGATGGACTGGTTGGAGTTCCTGAGGTTTCCGCCGATCGTCTCCGGGAAGCCGATCTGCTGGCGGGGGTCCAGGAAGTTCTGACCCTTCAGGATCTCGTCGGGGGCAAACTGCCCAAAGTCCTCCGCCGAGGACACCTCACGGGGGAGGAGGCTGCTGGCGAGACCGACGCCGCTGCCCAGAGCACAGCCGGCGTTCTGGGGGGTCGGGGCGTCGTTGGGCTTGCCACCGCCGTTGATGGGGGCGTAGAACTCACGACCCTTGTCACTGTAGCACATGCACCACACGAGTACGCCGACGAGCACTAAGATCGGGAGAGACTTGCGGAGGTCCTTAACGTTCAACATTTAGTATATCATCACATAATATTTTTACGGCTCGTCATCACTCTCACCCTCATCAACCTCGTCCTCCTGGACTGGGATATCCTCGTCGTCGAACATACACTCGTCCGTGTACCGCTTGGGTTTCTTGGGCTTGGGACCAGGGAGGACCAGCACCTGAACCACCTTCCACAGGGGTGAAAAGTTCTTCTGGTAGATGAGGACCCCCAGAAGCTCGGCAAACACATGGCACTTGATACCCTTCTGGAGATCATCGAGCTGAACCAGGGTCTTGTCAAGATTGAATGCCCTGACTACCACCTGACCCTTCACACGAGCCTTCTCGCATGTCATGACACCCGCCTGTCCCACGCCTGCAACGTAGGCACCCGCGATCTTCTTGTCCGACAGCTTCCGACCAAACCACGCCTCCGAGTGATCCCTGGCAGCCTGGAGGATATCGGTATCATATTTACCGACCACCCCCGCCGAACCCTCCGTCAACTGCATGGTCACGTTGTCATCCGCCTGGAAGTCATCCTCCAGCACGACATCCTTCAGATTGTGACGATGCTCGACACAGCGGATAAACTTGCGACCGTCAGCAAGAGTCTTAACCTCCTCCGAGAATTGCATTGTTGTTCTATACAGGTATATTCATTACCCTTTATTTGACGAACTTCTTGTCTGGGAGACCGGCGAACTGGATGAGGGCTGCCCTCCTCCTGAAGTCCACGGGGATGTAGTTGTCCCTGGCAGGGTTGTAGCCCCTGAGGGTCTTCTCCAACCGGACCGCCTGGATGTCATTCAACTGGATGTTCACATCGGAATTCTTGTTGATGCGGTGGGTCTCCTCGTTGTGGATGTAGGTTCTCCGCCTGTTCCTGACCCACTTGAGGGTCTCCGTGTTGAACCTGAAGTCCCCAGCCGTCTCCTTGTACCCGGGGACCTTGAGACCCCTGGGGGCGTGCAGGCTCAGAGCCAGGTGGTGGGACCTGGTCTTCTTGGGCTTGCTGACACCCCTCTGCTCGTTGCGGAGTGGGTTGACCTTCGATGCATTATCGTATGCCAACTTGGGCTGGAACTTCTTGCGCACCCTGGGGGTTGCCTTGATCTTGGCAATCCGTGGCTTGATGTGCTTGAACAGGGTGTCGGTGCTCATGGAACTGCGAACTCCCGGGATCTTCAACACATACTTGGAGAATATATACATCCTCTTGCGGTCCTTGTCCGCCTTCTCCTTCCTGAGACCCAGCTTGTTCAGGAGATACAGGTCGTCGATCAGGTACTTCTTCCCCGCCATCATGACCCCCCGCTCCTTGATGTACACCCTGTCATCCCACACGTCTGCACCCATCTCATCCCTCCTGAGGAGCACGGCATCCAACATGCCACCCAGAGTTGCCCTGACCGTCTTGTTCTGTTCGGGGTGCCACCACCCCAGCGTAATGTCGAGGGCAAAGATCTCGATATCAGCGAGGGTGTTCCCGGGTGAGACGTTGTTGGTGTTCCCCTGCTGCTTCTCCTTGCCCTTCAGGGTGTATCGGCGGGTCAGGCGACTGGGGACTGGGGACGCACTGAGGTTCAAGAAGCGCCCCAGCTTTGTTGCAGCGGCCCGACGGACATTCGCAGACATCTTGCTGTTGAAGCGACGGCGGAGACCCTCCATCTGGTCCCACATCAGGAGGCGGGTGCACTGGTAGTGCAGGAACGTCCTCTTCTTACCGAACTTGAAGGCGGGAACAAACTTTGTGTCAATGTCAGAGGTGACTATACGCTGTTCACGGGGTGAGTAGTGGTTAAATGCCTCACCGCCCCCAATGATCATCTCGCCCAGAGGGAGCATCTTGGAGGTCATGTGGGCAACCATCTGGTAGAGCGTCCCACGGGACGTGTCTGTCAGTAGAACATACAACATCTTCTCAAGCTGTGCGTCGCTCATTTTGTGCTTCCGAGCGAGTTTCCGCCACTTGACGGGGTCGTTATCCATCCAAGCCCTGAACATATCAGCCTTCCCCATACAGATCACCTGACGAGCGAACTCGTCAACTGTTTTTGGGGAGTAATATTTCTCGTCCATTATAGTAGACATAGAAAATATGGACTGCAAGACGGATGCCTGCAAGGGTGACAACCGAATTCGGAACTGTCAGTGCTACGCATTGTCAAGTGCCCCTGACGCACGGAGGAATCAGAAGTGTATGGTGGAGGAGGACGGTGTCTACTACGAGTGCCAGTCTGGATGCTGTCACGAAGGGAAGGGGTGCCCTGGACAGTGCGAAGGTGTGGACCCGAGTCCGCCATACAGGGTGATCAGCCCGTCGGACGTTCACCAGATGACGCAGTCGAAAAACCTCAAACCCACCCAGATGCGCGACGCAGCCCTCGTTGCCATCATGGGACTATGCATAGTCAATGCCTTACTGTTTCTCTCCTCGATCCTGAGGATAAAGAAATGTGACTAGAAGTAGTCAGTACCAAACACACAATGGCTTCCATGGATTCTATCTCTGAGCAGATCACCGCCCTCTCGAAGGAGCTTAAGTCTCTTGCCAAGATCGTCCGCAAGGTTCGTGCCCACCAGGAGGACCCGACCGGCGAGAAGGCTAAGGAGCGTGCAGCCAAGTCTGGCTTCAACCGCCTCCAGAAGGTGTCCCCGCAGCTGGGGGCGTTCCTTGGTCTCGGCGAGGGCGATGGAGTCAGCCGTGGCGAGGTCACCAAGCGCATCAACGCGTATGTGAAGGAGAAGAACCTCAAGCACCCCGACAACAACCGGGTGTTCCTACTGGACGAGAAGCTCAAGACCATTCTCGATGTCCCGGCTGGTATCGATCTCCAGTTCACGAACCTCCAGACCTACCTGAAGCCCCACTACCTCGGGGCGCTGGATGCCCCCGAGGCGGCGGCTCCGGCAGAGGAGGCACCTGCCCCCGCGGCGGCTCCGGCTGCCGCCCCCACCCCGAAGAAGGTGGTGAAGAAGGTGGTGAAGAAGGTCGCTGCGTAAATGTATAGAGTTTTCTCTCTACATATAACAAAACACAATGGAAGAAGTTCAATTGATTTCGCCACCTCCCCTGGATCGTGGTGAAGTTGAAAAACTCGTCGGTACAAAGGTCGCTAACCTGGCTTTGTACCAACAAGCTTTCACTCACAAGTCAGCGCTCAAGCGCTACACCTTGGAGGAGTCCTTCGAGACCATGGAGTTCATGGGGGACTCGGTCCTGGGTTTCATCATCACGAAGTTCCTGTTTGACCGATACCGGGATCAGCAGGAGGGGTTTCTCACCAAGGCGCGCACAAAGTTGGTCAGGGGCAACACCCTCGCTGGGATTGCAGCGAAGTTGGGAATGGACCGCTTCATCCTGATGGACGAGAAGGGTGAGAGGAACGGGTGGGTCCGCAACACCAAGGTGCTGGAGGACACCTTTGAGGCGTTTGTGGGTGCGATCTACATGGATCTCGGGTTGCTCCAGGCAAAGCGGTTCGTCCTGGACCTGTTCAACAACCCGCAGGTGGTTGACTTGGGGATCATCGACGAGGACGACAACTACAAGGATATCCTGATGCGGTGGTGCCAGGCTCGGAAGTTCGACCTCCCTGATTACAGAACGCTGTCACACAATCAGGGTGTGTTTGTGATTGACGTGACTGTTAACGGGGATGTGTGTGGGGTTGGAAAGGCGCGGAACAAGAAGGCTGCGGAGCAGTCTGCAGCCCAGATGGCGCTTAGAGAATTGGATGCATAAGTGGATAACACCATGCTGGAGAAGGTTCGTCTCCTGATCGAGCGTGAATATGCAGCCCAGAAGTCCGATGAGTGGTTGGCTCTCCGCGGGAAGATGTTGACCGCCTCGGATGCTGCGACGGCTACGGGGTCAAACCCGTACTCGTCGGAGAGTGAATTCATTCTTAACAAATGTGGTCACAGGACCTTCTTTGGAAATGAGGCTACCAAGCACGGTGAAAAGTACGAGGACGAGGCTAGGGATAAGTGGTGTGCAGAGACTGGGGAGGTGGCTCACGAGATTGGACTGTTCCCGCACCCTATGTACAATTGGTTGGGTGGCAGTCCTGATGGTATCACGGAGTCTGGAAAGTTGGTGGAGATCAAATGCCCCCTCAAGCGCAAGATAACTCCCGAAGTCCCGCACCACTACATGCCCCAGTTGCAACTCCTCATGGACATCCTGGATCTCGACGAGGCGGTGTTCATCCAGTACAAGCCACAGGAATTGACGTGGCCCGCCCCCGAGGAGTTTGTGGTGACCCACGTCCCCCGAGACCCCAACTGGATGGTGGAGAATCTCCCGAAGATGCGCCACTTGTGGGACAAGGTGTTGTGGCACCGCCAGAACGGTGTGCAATATCTCTTGGATGCCAAGGAGGCTCCGAAGCCGAAGCGGGTGCGGACCCGTCAGGTTGATAAGAGGTGGTCAGAAACTTTTAGCATTCAGGCAAACTCTGATGACGATGGATACCATTCACCCGAAGGTTGACTCTGCCCGGTAGGTGAGATACAACATCCCATCATCCCTGGCATGGTCCTTGTATAATTCGCCCATGTGGGCGGTGTTGGGTGGCAGGACGCTCCCATCAACGAATAGAAAGATTGCCTTCTTTTCATTGATGTTCACCCTCTTGCGTATTATATACATCACCTGACCAACGGTCATATCCTTCTCTATCAAGTACTTCTTACGCCCGTCGGAGACTTCGGGCAGGCTCTTTTCAGTTGACGCTTTATCAATCCAACAGGGGATGCGTGTAGGGTGACGAGCCATGATACTATGTATCTTGAAGAGTTGATCTGACATATAAACCTTATAGTACCACAAGAAACAAATGAGGGTGTGCAGAGCCACTCGCCACCTGGCGAAGAGGAACTTCACCTTGAGAGGACTCTCCAAGAGGGTTGCAGCCCTTCATTACGTTCCATCAGTAGTCACAACCTCCATCAACAACCACTCGGTTGACCCTGTCATATTGGAGCATCTCATTCGTGACATGGTTGCGTGTGAGTCGCTCTCCTTCGCCGGTCAGGTGGCAATAATACTACTGAATGGCTATCTAAAAAATGTACAGAGGAACATAAGGATTACGTGTGATGAGGATATATGCGAAGTGATCTACGATGACAACCCCGACTGAGTGCTACCAGCGTGCTGTTCGCACCCTCAAGGGACGTCTCATCTCCCCCTACCAGCACGAGGGAGTCGCATGGCTCATAGACCGTGAGACCTCACCCAAGGGTCCCCGAGGAGGGATGCTATGTGACGAGATGGGTCTCGGCAAGACCATCCAGCTCATCACAGCCATCCTGGGCAACCCAGGGGGTCGAACCCTCGTGGTCTGCCCCAAGTCCGTGGTGGGGCAGTGGGCATCAGAGCTGGAGAAGTTCGCCCCCCAGCTGACTGTCCAGATCCACCAGGGGCAGGACAGGACTACAGACTACCGTGAGCTGACTGCCGACGTGGTGGTCACCAGCTACGGGTGCTGCGTCGTCAAGTCCACCAAGGCGCACCCCATATCCAAGAGCGACATCCTCCCCACCGTGCTCCACAGCGTCCCGTGGAAGCGGATCATCCTCGATGAGGCTCACGAGGTCAGGGAGAAGAAGGCAAAGGTGACCCAGAGCGTCAAGCGCCTGGTGGGTGAGATCAAGTGGGCTGTGACGGGCACCCCAGTGTTCAACAGCATGAAGGACTTCGTGAGCCTCGCAGAGTTCGTGGGTCTCTCCAGCAAGACGGTGGAGTGCTTCCCCCAGAAGGTGCGCCAGAAGTACGTTCTCCGGCGCACCAAGCAGGACCTGGCGCACCTCAACACCCGCCTCGAACTGCCCCCCTGCGACTTCCAGAACGTGGAGTTGGACATGAACCCTGATGAGGAGCGCCTCTACCAGGAGGTGTTCACGGAGGGCAGGGAGTACATCAGGGAGGTGATGGCTTCTGCAGGGAACGCCAACCTCCACACCATGGAGTTCCTCGCCCGCCTCCTCAGGGTGCGACAGGTCATGGCACACCCCCAGCTCTACCTGGACTCCGAGGAGAAGGGGGAGAAGTGGGATACAGAGACTGCCAAGATGAGGTGGATGTTCCAGGAGATGGAGAAGCACCCCAAGGAGAAGTCTCTCATCTTCGCCCAGTTCATCGGCGAGTTGGACTACTGCCAGAAGCGCCTGGAGGAGCAGGGCATCCCCGTGTTCCGCATTGACGGTGGGGTCTCCCAGCAGGGGCGAGACCACCAGGTGGCGCAGTTTCGGGAGGCAGCCCCGGGGGCGGTGATGGTCGTGCAGATCAAGGCGGGTGGTGTGGGTCTCAACCTCCAGGAGGCAACCAGGGTCTACATCACAGCCCCGAGCTGGAACCCAGCCACCGAACTCCAAGCGATAGGCAGGGCGCATCGCACGGGGCAGGTCCAGAAGGTGGTCGTCCGCAAGCTCATCTACAACCAGAAGGAGGGGGTCTACAACTCGGTGGAGCAGTCCATGATGGCGCTCCAGGGTGCCAAGGCGGTGGTGTCCTCAGAGGTCCTCAACGACCCCCGCCTGGCCAAGGCAATCCCAGGGGCTAGGGAGGCTAGTGGGATCACTATCAGAAATATTAGGCAGATTTTCAGCGTGTAAGATATATCAGGTCATGAAACTTTGCGAGTTCAAGGACATCTTCGGAGTCCCAAGGCAGGGGGTGCACAGGGTGAGGTTTGGGGATGCGGCAGCGACAGACTACTTCTTGACCATCTTGGGTGCGTGGCTTCTCAACAGGTGGACGGGTGTCCCCATCGTCCTCACGACCATCCTCCTGTTTGTGGCGGGTATCCTCCTGCATTGGCTGTTTTGCGTCCCCACGGGGGCGGTTAAGTTTTTATCTCAGTAGGTAGTATATAGCACATGGCGTCCCGCGCGACCCGTTTCCACGAGGAGGGCAAGTCCAGCGGACTTAAGCGCAACCCACGCACGGGTGAGATTGTGAGCATCAAGAAGTCTGCCGATGCCAAGAAGAAGTCCAGCCCGCTGGCGCAGTGGCGCAAGGCGGTGGATGCGGCCAAGAAGAAGCTGGGGATGGACAAGAAGGGTGAGTTCGTCCCGATCAAGAAGGGCACCCCGCTCTACAGGGAGGCCAAGAAGATCTACGACAAGTGAGGAAAAATCTCCATATAAGATAAAGAATGCCCCCCAAGGCGAAACCGAAGAGTGCGTCCACTCGCAAGAGCACGTGGCGTAAGGCCATACTGAAGGCTAAGGGTTCCAAGAAAACCTTCAGTATGATCACGGGACCAACTTATATCAAAGCTCTCAGGAGCTTCTGTAAATAATTTTCTCCAGGTAAAGTATATAGATCATATGGCTCGTGCAGAGACGAACACTGGCTTCAAGAACTCCAAGAATCGCGCGATTTTCATGTCCAAGTCCAAGACCGGCAAGGTCTCGTACTTCGCCAAGTCCGGCGACAAGAAGGTGTACGGCGTGAAGGCGCACACCAAGAATGGCAAGACCATCAAGGGCAACACGACGGTGCCGAACAAGATCCGCCCGGCGGTGCGCAAGGGTGGCGTCCGCGGTTCCCGTGCTGCCACGGTGGTGCGCAAGATGGTGGGTGGTGTCATGAAGCGTGTGACGGCTGGCAACAAGCCGTCCAGCGCCATGGCTCGCAACGCCCGCGCTGCCCGCAAGGGTGCGATGAAGGCTCGTGGTGTGGGTGGCGTTGTGCGCCGCCGTGTGGCGAAGGCTCCCAAGTCCGAGTCCGCACTCGCGACCCGCCGCTTCTCTGCGATGATGACCAAGCTGAACAAGCAGAAGGCGAAGTCCGATGCCCGCAAGGTTGTGAAGGCTCGCGTCACTGCTCGCAAGTCGGCGAACAAGGAGGCGATGACCGCCACCCGCCGCTTCGCTCGCATGTCGAAGACGCTGAACTCCCAGAAGGCCCGCGCCGAGGCTGCCAAGCTCCGCCGCCGCAACGTGTCCGCCGCCAAGGCTCTCGCCAAGGAGGAGGAGCGTGCCAGCCAGATGTTCTTCCGCACCATGGCCGCGAACGCCCGCAAGGCTGCCGCGGCTGCGAAGAAGGCGGCTGCCCGCAAGCCCAAGGCTGCCCCGAAGCGCCGCGTTGCACTGGGTCGCCGCCAGGTCCTGAAGCGATCCACGTCCGCCACCTCATACCGCCCCAAGCGCGCTAACTCCACCAAGCGCTCCGTGTCCGCCCCGGGTCGCCTTGGTCGCAAGATGTCCAAGTCCGAGCGCTCCCGCCGCGCCAAGAAGGTGGCTGCCAACATGTCGGTGTCCGCCAAGGCTCGCCGCAGTCAAAAAGCTGCAAACACCCGCAAAGCGAAGAAGGCGCTCCTGAACGCCAACCCCTTCGCTGCCATCGCCCGCCTCGTGAACAACAAGCCCCGCCGCGCCCGCTCCACCCGCGCGTAGACTGATAAAGCGTAGTCGTTAATTGTATTTTTGTTGCACCTGAGTGCTTTGGTGGTCATCAACTACCACAGAACTTAGATATCGGGGATTGCCGAGAAGTCAATGAGGCACTTCTTGGGACGCTCCTCTTGCTGTGATCGGGGCTGGAACACCTGCAACTGGGTGCAGCGCCATGTAATCCCCCATCGCCGGTTCATGAACCACACCGCATTCAGCTCGATGAGTGACACCCCAGAGTGCCTCTTGAACAGTCCGTCGGACACTGAGTCCACAACCACATCCTGCTGTTCAGAGTCGTACACCTTGAACTTGAGGGTGTTGTCGGGCCACGTGTCAGCCTTGACGCGCAGCTTGGGGTCGTACCCGTTCTGAGCCTCCTTGAGGTTCGAGTTGAACATCGAGAGCACCTCGTCCATGGGAAGTTCCCGCCCAAAGATGATCTCGCTGTTCTGCTGGATGTGGGACACAACCTTGTGCTCCACATCCTTCACCCACGTGTAGAATCGGTTGACGTACCCACCGCTTTCGTCCCACCCCTTCATCACAAAGTCAAGATTCCACTTTGTGGGTCCGTGAGGCGGCACGAAACCAGAGATGCCAAAAGGCATGTACATCCGTGGCGATTGGAATGAGAATGGTGTGCTGGTGTCAGTCATGAGGGGGATGCGCTTGTTGTAAAACTCACCCAGCACGAGACTGTCGTTGACATTGATCTGAGTGAAACGGGTAGCCATTGTATCGTTTGTTCTGTGTATATGTAGGCGGAATTCCTTATACTCAGGCGCTGCACGTCTCGCACACATCTGGTTCAACTGTCACCTGCTGCGCCCGAGCCTTTGCACGGGTCCGTACATAGTACGAGAGCGTCTTGAGCCCCTTCTTCCACGAGTACATGTGCATACTCGACAACTTCCCGATGCTCGGAGCCTCCACAAACAGGTTCATAGACTGGGACTGGTCAATGTACGCCCCACGGTCCACCGCCTGGTCAATGATTGCCTTCTGGGACAACTCCCACGCCGTCTTGTAGATTGCCTGGAGGTGCTCTGGGATCTCCTGAATGCCCTGGACGCTCCCATCGTTGCGGATGATCCGGTTTTTCATCTCGGGGGACCAGAGGTTCAACCTCTCCAGATCCCTGACTAGGTGCTTGTTCACCACCACAAACTCCCCCGCCAGGGTCCGGCGGAGGTAGATGTTCGTGGTGTACGGTTCGAACGCCTCGTTGTTCCCCAGGATCTGTGCAGTGGTGGCAGTCGGCATGGGAGCCAGGAGGAGGGAGTTCCGCAGCCCGTGCTCGTGGATGCGCTCCTTCAGGGCGTCCCAGTCGTACATCTTCGTGGGGGTCCTGTTCCACATGTCGAACTGCAACATGCTGCAGTAGGCTGGAGACCCCTCGAAACCCTCGTAGGATCCCTCCTCCCGAGCGAGATCACAGCTCTCCTCCAAGGCTGCGTGATAGATGGTCTCGAAGATGTTGATGTTCACTTGGCGTGCCGCCTCGCTGTCAAATGGGAGACCCATCATCATGTAGACATCTGCTAACCCCTGAACCCCAATCCCAATCGGACGCAGCTTCATGTTTGAACGCCTGGCAGTCTCCACAGGGTAGAAGTTGTTGTCAATCACCCGGTTGAGGTTGCGGGTCAGGGTGCGTGCCACCTCGTGCAGGCGCTTGTAATCCATTATGGGTGCCCGCTCGTCACTCAGGGACACCAGGAAGCGGGGGAGCGCCAGGGAGCCTAGGTTGCACACGGCGGTGTGCTCGGGGTCGCTCACCTCCATGATCTCTGTGCACTGCCCAGTCAGGATGCCGTTGAACATCCCCATGTGCCTCTTGGGCTCGGTGAAGCAGTAGGTGTCATCCACCCGCCCGAGATCCTCCACCTTCTCAACCTTGATGTACTGGTTCGTCTTGTGGTGGCGCTCACGGCAGTTGGAGATGTCCAGGCGACGGGGGGAGAAGCCCAGATCGGTCAGGAGACGGAGACCCTCGCTGTCGATGCCGACCCGCCACAAGGTCTTGCACGCCCACTCCTCTCCACGGATCGTGGCGACCCTCGCATCCTGAGCCTCGCGAACCACCGTGTGAACCCCCATCCCCTGGAGCATGAGCTGAATGTCCTGCAGGAACTCCTTGTTGATACTCGCAAACTGGATGTTCTTCAGACCCTTGTTGGACACCACACACCCGTCGCCGTCCACATACCCCGCCAGCCACTCCAGGCGGGTGTGGAGCGAGGCGTTGATCGGAACCTCAAACTTCTTGGTGAGATCCAGTGGGAGGCGGAGGGTGATGCTGTCTTGGGGGGACACGTCAGAGGCGCTGAGCCACTCGCACTCGTTGATGAGAGACTTCTTCTGCCCGTACAGGGACAGGAATGGCTTCTTGTTGTTGTAAGTCCCATCGGCGCAGAACATCCCGTGGGTGTATGCATACTTCATCTCACCCTCACCAGGGATTATGGGGAGGGCGTGCTGGATCAGCTTCATACCCTCCTCGAGGTCCTGTGCCTCCACCTGCTTGACACGGCTCTTGTGAGCTGGGCGAGACCCCGTCTCGACGTAGAACTTGTGATACGGGGTGCAGTCCAGGTGGTTTCCGTGGGTCGTGTGAACCCGGATCAGCTTCTGGTTCTCCCCAGTCTTGTGAACCTGGGTGGTTGAGAACTCCTCGCCGTTCCACACCTCCACCTCCTGCCCCTCCAGGGTGCTGATCTGCTTGTACCCCTGGGAGGTCAGGATGCGGGTCTCTGGGGCGACACAGAGGTTCGAGGACTTGATGACCCCCACATTCTTCTGGTTGCTCTTGAGGTTCGCAGCATCCTTGGAGAGCATATAGGGCGTCCCCGTCTCGATCTGGGACTTGAGGATTGCCATCCACACATCCACCGCCTGAACCCGCTTTCCCCGCCCCTCCTGCTCGTACTGTTCGTACAGATGTTCGAAATTCTTCCCGTAGCAGTCCGAGAGACCCGGGCACTCGTTGGGACACATCAGGGTCCAGTGGGACTTCTGCTCCACCCGCTGCATGAACAGGTCGGGGATCCACAGGGCTGTAAACAGGTCACGACACCGAGCCTCCTCGTCTCCCTGGTTGAGGCGGAGCTGGAGGAAGTCCAACACGTCCGGGTGCCACGGTTCGAGGTAGATGGCAAAGGAACCCTTCCGCCGCCCCGCCTGGTTCACATACCGAGCGGTGGCGTTGAACACCCGGAGCATCGGGATGATCCCGTCGGAGGTCCCGTTGGTCCCGTGGATACGGGATCCCTTTGCCCGCACGTTGTGGGCGTGGAGTCCAATGCCCCCTGCAAACTTGCTGATGTGGGCGCACTCCTCCAGGGTACCGTAGATCCCCTTGATGCTGTCGTCCTTCATAGCCATGAGAAAGCATGAGGACATCTGGGGGTTCAGGGTCCCAGAGTTGAACAGGGTGGGGGTGGCGTGTGTCATGTACCCCAGACTCATGAGGTCGTAGGTCTCCACGACCCTGGAGATGTCCTGCGCCCCGTGGATCCCTAGGGCAACCCGCATCCACATATACTGCGGTGTCTCCACGATCTTCCCGTCGACCCTCAGGAGGTAGGACTTCTCCAGGGTTTTCAGTCCGAAATACCCGTAGTGGGTGTCCCGATCAGGTTTGATGTGGTTATTCAACTCGTCGACCGATTTTGCCATGGTGGGGTTGAGTACCCCCGCCTCCACCAGGATGTTTACAGATTCCACGAATGTCTCGGGGCATTGCTTCTGTATGTTACTAGCAACGATCCGATTGGCAAGATCCGAGTACTCCATGTTCTGGGTCATCATAGCCACCGCAATCTCTGCGGTCAGGGTATCAATCTCCTGTGTTGTCATCCCGTCATACATGGATGAAAACACCTGTTGTGCCACCTTGTCAGCGCTGATAGATAGGTTTCCCTCTGCACACAGATTGGAGATGCGGGCAGTAACCTTGTCGAACTTCATGTCCTCAGTGGATCCCGAGCGCTTGAGAACCTTCATTTTTCTATGTATATATGTAAAGATATCTTTATGTTTCCTATTTTTTTGAAAGTAGCCAAGGCTGGTGTTCCAATCGTCATTATTGCATTTATTGTCCTCTCCCTCCTGGGTTACATCCCAGGGATCCCCAAGTACTGGGGACTGGTATCCGATAATGATACCAAGGATACCAGTGAGCTTGACGCACTCATCGAGGACCTGGTAGTCCCCATGTCCGAGAATAAGGGGCTTACCATTGAACTGATAGAGGTGTACAATGAGAAACTGGAGTACCTCAAGGAGTTTTTGGATATGACAGAAGACGAACGCAAGGAGTTAATAGACGCAAGTAATGGTGATGCGATGAAGGATGACGATAACATTAGGGCACTGGAAACCTGCCTGCTTTTCGCAGCTGATACGTACGACGATACTCGCGACGAAATATTCGATATCGTCGAGAGGATGGAAGAAGCACTTTCAGACCTTGCTAATGTGGAGGACCTCGGGACCGCGATCGCTACCGAGTCGGACGTGTGCGCTTATAAACTTAAACTGACTGAAATCGTCAATGAGGTGGCAGCGGGTATCGATATCAGAAAGCTCGCCCTGGTAAAGACTGCTAGTGAGTTGTCGAGGGAAGCGGCTAGGTTCTCAGAGTTTAAAAAGGATAAATACCCTAACGTGACCTGCAGCTAACTGGTCCCACCACCTCAGCCTTCCGATTCTCCTGCAGGAGGTAGGTGTTGGTGAAAAACTTGTCATCCTTTCCAGGGGCAGACACAGGTGGGTAAGAGCCGATGAACATCCCGTTCGTCTCTGGGCGGTGGCTGAACATTGTATGTAATAATATGTTGTGAGATAATAATACAATGTGTGACAACAGCACTTACCTTGCAAAGTCACTCCACCAGATGGACACCCCTCTCAACCGCCTATTCTTCTCACCGTTCAACATCTCCCTGCTCCAGAAGGCAATCCGCCAGGACTTCAAGGACAAGACGGGGATTGCGATCGACCACCAGAACGAGAATGACCTGATTGCCATCATGAGGGCAGAGTTCATCAACTCATCTGGGGATCCCAACAGGCGTGTGGAGGAGCAGGTCAGGATGATGAACGGTCGCATCGTCCAGACTGCCCGCAGCCAGATCGGGTCCGGGGTGTCCCAGTACATCAACTTCATGAAGGACACCGATAGCACCGTCACCCCCATGGACCACCCGAAGAGTACCACCACCTACGGGAACAAGCTGAGCGATCAAGAGTTTGGCATTTAAACCAATGGGTGTATATATGTCCAGATGGTGATGGGTAGTTTAAATCAATACAGAGATATCACAATGTCCCTGTGTCATCACAAGGGCTGGGATTCGCAAGACGTACAGAACGTCTGGATGCTCTTTACGGAGGAGGTGGGCGAACTGGCTGGTGCCATCCGGCAGTTTAGGGGACCGTACAAGAAGAAGGTACCCCACATCAAGACACCCATTGTTCACCTTCGCAACGAGTTTGGTGATGTGTTTTCATACCTGTTTCAGTTGGCTGGAATGTTGGATATTGATCTCGATAAGATGTGGTACTGGCATCAGTATAACATGGTGTACAAGCAATACCCCCCAGAGGAAAACATTTCTCAGGGTGAAGTAAGTACAGATGTCCAGTCTCCACATGCTGGAGGATTACAATCAAATCAACGATATCAACCCGTTCCAGCCTGGGGAGGCACCTATCCTCCCTGGGCTGTCCAACGCTGATGTCAATTATGCAGCCCCAGAACGTGTAGAGGAGACGCCAACCCAGTGGGAACAGCATAAACCACATCCGTGTGTTGATGGAGAGGTGCGTCTTGGGTGCCACGTCCGAGGCGGTCCAGAGCACTGCCCGGTGAAGCATCGCCCTTCGCTCCCTGCGTATAACATCGAGCAGGGGAGGTGGTCTTTATCGGGTGCTGGGTGCTCGAATAAGCTTGGGGGTTCTATGCGTAATATGGACCCCTTTATAGTGGCGGTTGTCCTACTGTTTGCGATTTATTATCTCAATAGATGATAAAGGATGAACAACCTAGGAGTAAAGAAGAATGCCGCACAGGCTGCGGGCCAGAGGGTAACCGCTGCTAATACAGCGATCACCAACGCTGGTGCAGCCGTCGACGCTGCTGAAGTTCAGCTGGCTGGTGCCATAGCCGCCCTTGAGGCAGTGAAAGGAGCCAATAGTACTGCAGTCGCCGCAAAGGTACAGGGCTTGAGGGACATTAAGAGTGAACTTAATGAACTGGATGATAGTTTGAAGAATCTCGCTACATATGCGGGTGGCAATGCATTCCTGGAAGGTGCGTTTGGATTCAAACCTGACACCACTTCAAACAACAACCGCAACCGTACTGTGAACAAGTCCAATCTCGAGAGTGCCCTAGGTGCGCTTGGAAAAATTTCCGAGACTCTGAATAACGCCAACAAAGTCACCCAGTTAAACCATAAAAAGAGGAATGGAGCGCCGTCTCGTCAACAGGTCATCAAAGCGCTTCTGGCTGGCATTGAAAAGTTAACCCAGAATGTTGAGAGTAACCACAAGGCGTCGCTGGGTGCGGCAGATGCAGCAAAGGCACAGGCAGATGCAGCACAGGCAGAAGCGAAACAGAGGGCTGCGAATGCGCAGGAGGAAAAGGCGGCGGCGAATGCAAACAAGCAGATCAAAAACAATGAACTGAAACAGTTGACGACCAGTGTAATTAAAAAGTTCAATGATAATCTCGCTAAACTGACTTTAAAGGCGAAAGATGTGATTAACCAAAACCCAGTGGAGGCAAATGGTGGACCATCAGGAGGTGCGTTTAGGAGTGCTGCGGGGGCGGTGCGAGCGGCTGTCGGGATGGGGGGGAGGCAGAATGGTGGAGCCTCGCTAGAGGAGGGGAGGCCGGTCACCCCGACGGGTGGAAACAGGATGAACGTGAACGCCATCAAGGAACAGTACCCACAACTCACCCCTGTGCTCCAGAGGAAAGAAATCGTACCTAATGCACTCGGAAACAGTGAAAGGTCCGCCATCAAGGCACTCGAACTCAAAAATGAGAAGTTGAACACGATGAACCTGACGAACGCGCAGAAGAACTTTATCAAGGGTCTGAGGAACGCGTAATAATTCTCTCGTAGTATCATAGTGATATGAACAATGTCAAGCCCTATACTGGCGACCTCGGCAACCTTGACGGTAAGCTCAAGGGTGAGGTGTGCGTCAAGGTGTTGGCGGCTCTCAGGAGTGCAGAACTCGTGAAAGCGGCTGGAGGTGATCTAAAATTGAAGGTGGGAAATAAGGAGCTGACCGAGACATCAGTTGAAGGTCTGATTGGTTTCTTCAGGTACCTGCTGGCTGTGTGCATGGCGGACAAGACCCCGCTCCCTAAGGAGTTGAGTGCTACGAGTAAGTTCCAACAGGCTGCCAGGAGGGTGAGTGTATTTGCAAAGCTTTTGGCTAATTCTGGCGATGTCAATGCTGACGGGATTCTGGCAGCATTGTTTGAAAAGTTCCATGACGCAAACACCTACAATAAACTCTCAATAGCCATCAATCAGAGTGACTATAAGCCACGGGAGAAACTGAAGGTGAAGGCGGCTGCCAAGACTTTCTTCCAGAAAATGAATGAACCCAAGGTGTACGTGTTCATCAACGAGGGGATTCCAAATGGAACGCTGACACTCAACAACATGTTAGGGACTATCAGTAAGAATAACAAAAACGCTATCGAAGAATATGTTGGTGGTGCAAAGCAACAAATAGCAGCCGTTTTGGATGAAATGGACTTTTCATACACTAAGAATGCATCGGGTGGCAACAAGCCATCTGCGATTATGATGATCGGTGCGTCTGGCGCTGGTAAGACCACTGTCATCAAGAAGGTCCTGGCTGTGAAAAATAACGCAAAATCTCCTTTTACGGGTAAGACTGATACACGTGTCATCATCGCACCGAGAATCCGTGTGGAAATTAAAGATAATGGGACTGTATTGTCGTTCGATGAAGAAAAGGAAGAGCTCCCTGTGCGCAGAGGGGGGGTCGAAGACACCATGAAAGATTTCGAGGATTCTTTCGCCAGAGCGACACCCTTCAACGACAAGAGTTCTAGGGCGCACCACATCTTCAAATATGGAGATACAGAGAACCCCGGACTTCTTGGGGACCTGTGTGGCACAGAGAGTGCCAGTGATATCTCTTTACGTGGTCTTGGTGTGGACATATTTTCACCACAACTGATCAAGATATTCAACATCTCATCGAGTTACAACAAGATGAAAGATGATACCAGTGGTGATTACATCTTAACAAAGCCTGCTGCGGATCTCATGATTAGAAATATGTCTGGGAGAGATGAACAAACGAAATGGAGCGCCTTCATGGGTAGTAAGAAGCGGTATGAAGGCAAAGCAGTTTCGATTCAAAATTTGAAGGCATTCAAACATTCAATCCATTCAAAGTTGAATCCTAAGCAAATGACTGTTCAGCAATTATCTACACTCGAGAGACAAGCTGGGACTGCGAATCTCGCGCAGGTTACGACTGATTTTGCAATGTCCGTGATTGCTCGTACACTCATCGTAAAGCTAACTGGAGCCATCACCCCGAATGTTTTCAATGAACCTGCGAATACGCATTTTGGAAAATACACGGTTGATAAGTTGAACAGGGAGAAAAATACTAATATTGTAGTCTACGTTGCCAACATCATCATGCGTTGCTTGGAGTCTATGTGGATCTCGAGGTCCCTCGATGAGCTGGCTATGATTTACGACACGACCAAGAGGGGTCAGGGGGGAGTGGCAAAAACGTCCTCCACCTATCACGTCCCACCTGGGATGTTCAGAGACAAACAAACATATAAGATTTCGGCAAAAGACCTCCCAAAGATGGCTACCAATAACGCATCAACGCCGTATGCTCTTGGAGTCAAAAACACTGCTACAAACCTTCTTCACCTTGCCAAACTCGTAGAGCCAAACATAGTCAAGACTGGTGTCAATGCCACCACGTCGTCGAAGATCCACCGCCTGTTCATCCTTCTCAAGTATGAAGGTCTCAGAATGAACGCGAACCGGAACAACCCCCAGAGACAGACCCTGAAGCGACTGACATCCCTGGTCCCATCAAAGGGCAATGCGGTTCTCAAGAGGACCCAGAGTGGATCCGCCAACTCCCCCGCCATACGGGCTGCGGTGAACCAGTTGTTCAATAAGGAAAAGGTTGGATTGGGTGGGAGGGGTATAGGGATTGGTGCAATGATAGGAACCCAGTTCAAGGTGGGTAAAGATCAGACGTTTCCTGAACCTGGTTCACCAGAATTCAAACAGATGATCAATGAGATAAGGAAGCGGAATGTCTCAAAACTCACGCGGGAACAGGAACAGGTTGCACGTGTGCGTCTCTCCATGCTGGCAAAAATTGCCAACAAGACAAATGCCATCGGGAAAATTAGGAACGGTAAGAATACCAATCCCATCAATCCAGAAGAGACGAAAGAACTGAGAAACGCTATCAACACGGCTCTGCGGGGACCTCCTTTGCAACTCCAGGAAGGCGTAAACGCCACTGAGGAGGATCTGGTGAAAAAGTACGCACTGGCACAAAACCCCGGGGGAAATATTAAACTTGCTATGCTTAATTCGGCGATGGGTAAGACACCCAAGGAGGTAAATACAATGAAGAAGCAAAAAAATCGTAGTGTATAGTAATGGCTACGAGACGCCTCCGTACACTTGTGGAGGATGCCCTTAACACACCCGGGGCGGTGCGGCGGATCATCAAGGGTCCCATTACCCTGAACAAGCATTCACTGAACATCAAGTTCAACAGAACCCTGACAACCCGTGAGAAGGGGAGACTCACGAGGAAGCTCAAGAAGCACCTGGAGTCGGGGAACACCCGCATCAAGGTGCGTTTTATTGGGAAGATCAAGGTTGGCATCAATCGCAACGGTGACAGGCGGAAGGTCCTGAACCCCCTGACGGGCAAGAGGCTCATCAGGGGTGGGAAGCGGTACAAGCTCCTGACGGGCAAGAAGGGGTATAGGGAGGTCCGAGGTATCCTGATCCCTCCAGAGGTCAGTAACAACAAGAGGAATGTCAGGATGTTCATGAACCAGTTTGCACCTCGCAACAACAACAACAGCATGGAAACCGTTGTGACCCCTGTCGAGGTGTCACCGCCCGCCCCGGTCCCGGTCCCTGTTAAACAACTAGTCCCCGAGACGGTGCCAATCACGTTATACAACAGCAATGGGAAGGTGGTGAACAAAAAGGTACCAGGGGTGGTACCAGTGGTATATACCAACAATTCAGGTAAACCCGTGAAAAGGGGGACCCCAGGGGCGGTACCCAAGGTTTATACCAACGGGAGGGGTGGCTTCGTATCCCCGAGCACCCCTGGAGCCATTCCAATAAACTTGAAAGACGCACCATCACTGACAGCCATCTCGAAGGAGGTGAACAAGACACTTGTCAAGGATAATCGTGGCATTTTCAAGAAACTCACAGACGCATTCAAAGGTCCACTCCCCACAATGCCCAAGAAGCCGAACAACAACAACAGGAGGCGGACGCGTCCACAGCGGTCACTGTCCAACAACGTGGCATCCAATATGAATCAGAGGATCGTCAAACTGGCAAAACGGGTCAACAACGCTCGAAAGTCGTAGACTGCTTATGGACCTCGTACTTCATACGAGCCTGCAACACCTCTCGATCATTCTTTTTCTTCTCCTCTATTCCGGGACAGTTGTGGGTCTCCATATGCCTGCAGCGCATACAGAACTCACCAGGGCAGAATGCACACTTCAAGGGGATCCCACACTTCCTCTTGCAGTGTTGACACGGCATCTTTGACATTTATGGTGTTAAAATTTTAAGACTTCATCGGAAGTTCCACGGGGGTATGACGAGTGTCGAGTTGCATTCCACGTAGTCCATGAAGATGGTACCATCTGCTATGAGGGCAGTGTCAGTGATGAACACCACCTCCACCTCGGTATGTGAGAGGTTGTGATGCCTACTCTTGTACTCTGCCACCTTCCCAACTCTATCACCTATGGTGGGTTCCGTGTCATACCCGGTGATGTTGATGTAGGTATTCCCACGGTTGGTCAGGACCCGAGATTTTGCCTTTATGCAATACCTCCCGTACCCCCTGAGAGTGCCTGCAGGTGTCTTGGGTGGTGGTTTCGACAGGATGGGCATTAGAAATGTCGGTACTATATACTAATATGCAGAGAAGTTTATACTTCTCCCGCCTCGGAAACAAGGTCTACACCATCACCATCCCCAAGAGCGGGCGATGCTGCCTGGTGGGCATGACGAATCCAGAGGCGTCCCATCGCCTGAACGTCCACATATCGAGCACCCCCGCCTACAGGAACGCCGCGGAGGATGCATATGCCCTATTCTCCTCCCGTGAGGTCAGCGAGATCGAGGTCGCCTCCGTGGACTTCCAGGAGGAGGCTTTCTACAGGATGATGAAGCTGAACAACTTTGCCCTCTTGGTGTGCGATGACTTTGTGGCGTCGGACGAGGAGATCGCCTTTGACGGCAGCCTCGTAGATCCGGAGTACCCCCCGGACGACGAGCACCGGATGTACTTTGAGCGCCTCCTGAACCTCCCCTCCGAATAAAAAATGTCCGAGCGATCCCAAGGTTTCCTCTGTATATGTGTAAAGAGAGAGCGCACTATGTATACCCAAGTCAGCGAAAACACCTTCAGCTACCTCATGACCCTCAAGGAGATAACAGACAACGCACCCTCGGGTGATGTGACGAGTTTCCCCAAACTGATCACAATCACCATGGTTGCCAACACTGGTCGGGAAATGGATCTCGCATCGGTTCGCCAGACCTTCCCACCTGACGGACTCAAGCTTCGCTTTGACAAGTCCCCCGACGCCAACGTGTGGCATCTCAAGCACACCGAGTTCTACAACCAGGTCACCCTGTTCTACACCGACAAGTCCAGCACCAAGTCCATCAAGATCTTCTCCAACGGGTCCATCCAGGTGGCTGGGTGCACCGACCTGTTCGACTGCCATCGGGTCATCCGCCAGGTCTGTGTGGTCATCAAGCACATTCTGGGGGTCGAGGTCAACATCCAAGAGTTTCGGATCTGTATGATCAATGCCAACTTCCAGTTTAACAGGGATGTCAACCTCCGCAACTGCGCTCGTCACCTTTCTGAGCAGCCAGGCATGAACGTCAACCTCTCTCGTGATCGCTACGCCGCCGTCAAGGTCAAGTTCAAGCCAGCTGACGACATGAAGCAGATGACCGCCAGCATCTTCTCGACTGGCAAGGCGATCCTCTCGGGTGCAGAGACCCTCAAGGAGATTGCTCTGGGCTACAACCGACTGATCCACCTGATGAACCACCCAGGCATCCTCGAGGAGACCAAGAAGGTTGAGATGCTCGACAGTTTCCAGGGCTTTCCAATCACCGAGTGGGCTCGGGTGCTCAAGGAGCGTGGAACGCTCTCGTGGCAGCACACGCAGGAGAATCGTCAAATAATCTTTTCTCAATAGATACTAAAGTATGAGTCAGAGGCTCGGCGCAGCGGATGGGCGGGCATTCACAATCTCCACCAGCTCCAAACTGTTCGACAACTACCTGATGAACAGCCACAAGGTCCCCCTTGTGGACAACTACGCTTACAGAAGGCTCCTTCAGGCGAAGGGTCCGGCAATGGTGAAGAAGGTCCAGGATCTCCAGCAGGTCGGTCAGCGCCCAGGTCCCCATGATGTGAACCAGTGTATGACATCGGACCGCCCGTTACTTAAAGTGCCCGGCATCTACTAAATAAAGCCACCCTCCCATATATACACAATATGACTGAGCAGTGGGTCCCACTCCCAGCGTCCCCTGACACCTACGAGATATCAAACCTCGGGAATGTCAGGCGAAAGGATGATGAAAAACTAAAAAAGATTTCACCAGATTGCGCTGGTTATATGAGGTTTGGCGCAGATAAGAGACCTCACAGGCTTCATAGGGAACTCGCACGGGCGTTTATTCCCAATCCAGATAATTTGCTATGTGTCGATCACATTAACAGAGACAAGTCGGATAATATACTTTGCAACTTGAGGTGGGCATCAGTCAGTGATAACGGTGTCAACTGCGGGCCCAGCAAAAACAACCAACTTACAGGACACAAGTTCCTCACGATCCAGCGTAAGAGATACGTCATCCGTATAAACAATAAACGCTTGCAGTTCTGCAAGTTGTACCACATGAACGACTACACTCTGGAACAGGTGGTGGCTGAGCGCAATAGGGTGTGTGATGAGGCGGGTGTACCTTATTAGAAGCATAGGGCTATAGAAGCATAATGTAATGAACGAAGCGCTTGACAATGCCAAACATTCGAACATGAACCAGCGTCACGGTGCAGTAGTTGTAAAAAATGGCAAGGTCCTCTCAAGAGGTCACAACCGGATTCGAGCCCGATGGCCGAGTGTCCACGCAGAGATGGACGCCCTGCTTTCACTGAGTCCCAAGGAGCGTCGGGGGTCCACAGTGTATGTTGCCCGTATAGGATCGCAGGGGGAGGTTAGGAACTCCAAGCCATGCCTCATGTGCGAAAGGTGCATGAGGAAGTGGGGTGTCCACACGGTTGTGTGGTCTTTTGGGGATGATAAAAATCGTCATGAATTTCAGCTGTGATGAGCGAACGTTGTAGTGCCACTACAAAGACTGGTAATCAGTGCAGGTGTTTTGCACTGGCTAATAGTAACCTCTGTAGCATTCACACCCCACTGGGTGACTGCTCGATCTGTATGGATCCGATACACGGTAGAGGATCCAGACGTCTCAAATGTGGGCACATATATCACACCACTTGCCTGGAACAGTGGAAGGTGCAGGGGAAGAATACCTGCCCGACGTGTCGACAGTACTTTGACTGTTCACAATTCCAGGTCACTTTATCAATCTTCAACACCTCTGCTCAGCACACCAGTACCATGAACCTCTCGTCGGACGTGGTGAATCAGATCATCACGGGAATGGGTGAGGACGCATACATTGATTTCGACTCCACCCAGACGGAGATCACCTTTGACATCGATACGGTTTCAGCGCTTACGACGCTTCTGGAGGACCTTGGATCCGGTCTTTCCAACGTTCACCCCAGTACGCTTAACACAGTATGACCCACAGAACTTGCTATAGTTCAGACCCCCACCGTAGTCCCTCGCAGCGGTTCGGGGGTTCAGGATTGCCTTGCCCTTTGCATCCACCAAGAGGGGCTTCCCACCCCACCCCCGCTTGTGGGACCACACGTTTGCCTTGAACCGGATCATCTTCCCCGGTGTCAGGACAAATTCCTTGAACCTGCTCGCAGGAACCTTGAAGAATCGAGCCAGGGATACCTTGGTGTCCCCTGCTTTGACCCTGTAGTACACCATGGAGTGCTGCTTGTACCAGTGGAAGTCCCTGCCCGGTGCAATCACCAGGGCAACCTTGTAGTACCCGCGGGGGCACTTGCGGGACAGTTGGGTGGGACGCACCTTCTTGGGGTTGTCAGACATCACCCTCCTATGAACCTTCTTGCAGTTCCGATACTCGATGGATCGGTTGCTCATCCCAGAACGATTCCCAGGCTGTGCCTTGTGGGCCCGGTACGATTCCCAGTCGTGCATAGCGTATGCGTAGCAGTTGTTACTATTTGACCCACCACCCCTGGAACCCCACGGATATACAGAGAATGGATGCTCTGACCCACTCACAGGAAGCCTCTTCTGCCTCGCCATATTATTATCTGTCAATATATTAAATAATGTTTGTCGAAACTCTCGCCAAGTCCCAGAAGCCCATCGAGACCCTCATGATGCTCCTCGTGGTTATCCTCATCAGCACGTTCCTCATCAAGTTCTTCTGGAACCGTGGTCTCGTGCCGTTCGTGTCCGTCCTCCGCCCGCTCAAGAATCTCCAGGAGGCGCTCATGCTCTCCATCGGTCTCGCGATCATCAGGGGCTGCTAATTCCAGGGCGGTGCCCTGACTTTCCTCTTTGTTAACACCTGTGATTGAGACAGGTGGTAAGAAAGATTTAGTTGTACAACGCACCCTTGCCAAAGACGGAACTCCTGTAGTTCGCATTCTTCCGGTTCAGCCGCGCCCGTGCATTTGCGTTGCTGTTGTTGTTGTGGAACATGGGTGTCGTCGGGATCGTCTTCTGCTGATTACGGCGTTTGCGCAAGCCAGCCCGGACCCTCGCCACCCTCCGGATGTCCATGTTCCTGGCGGCAGTCGCCGGACTCTTTGCCTTGAAGGCCTTCTTGTAGGCGGACATCAGTGCCTTCTCCTTCTGGAGGCGCTTAACCTCCTGACCCGCCTTCCACTTGGCAAAGTGCCCCACAGCCTTCTTGAGGTCACTCTGTGCCTTCTGCTCAGCCTTGACCCTCTTGGCGGCGGGGTAGGCAGCCATCCTCTGACGAGCATACTCCTTCTCCAAAGCCCTCATAATCTCCTTGGGTGTACTCTCGATGAATTCAGGGAACACATTGAGAAGCAATTCATAGAAGGTATGACATGGCAGAATGAAGGGATGTGGGAATATGACCACATCCGTCCACTAGCATCATTTGACCTGAGTGATCCAGAACAGGTGAGGGAGAGTTCACACTACACAAACTTTCAACCCCTCTGGGCTATTGATAATCGACGTAAGAGTTCTAAACTTGGGTGAAACCTTTATGGGACCGGCCATCGGCATGTTCCAGATAGGGGAAGCCCTCGATACCCTTGCACGCCTCCTTGTCGCAGTCCACAAAGGTGTACCCGATGCCCTTCTTGTTGAGGTAATCCAGCTGCTTCTTGGTCCATGAGCACGCCATGGTGCCGTAGACGGTCCACCCATTCTCAGTGACGGGTGGCTTGGTATCCCACATGAACAGGATGTACAGGATTGCCAGGATGATGATGATATCAAGTTGCCTCATTTGTGTTAATATAGTACCAGATATTTTTACTACTTCTTCTGACCCTCTTCATAATTCTTGATCTCCTTTTCTATCCTCGTCAACCTCTGTTGACGTGCAAACTCCAACTGCTTGGCAATGTTGGCGTTGGTGATGCCCCTCGCAGCCCTCCGCGCCCTCACCTTGTCACCAAGCCTCTTAGCCACCTTCTTGGCAGCCACCCTGCGCTTGTCCTGTGCTACCTTGAGTCCCCTGTCCCTCTTCGCCATCTTGGCAATCTCACCCATCATACTCACCCGCTTTCCCTTTGGCTGGGCACGGACAACCACCTTCTTCGGCTTGGGAGGGATGGTCTTCTTGACTGCAGCATCAAGCCTCCTGGCAGCATTCCTCAACTGGTTCATAGTGGTCCCCTGCCGCCTCTTCTTATTCTCCTCATGCCTCTTGAACATATTCGCATACATAGCCTTCTGCTCCTTCGTGAGCTTCTTGGGCTTATTCTGTTTGGGAGCAATCATCTTGGTTTTAGGGCTCGCCACCTTGTTCATGGAACGGAAGAACTTCTGCGCAGCCGCCAGTTCGTTGTTATTGTTGAAATTGAACTTCTTGGGGGTGGTCCTCTTGACCACGGGGCTCGCCACCTTGTTGTTGTTGTTGTTTCCAAGTTCGTTGTTGGACGCGAGGAGGTTACTGTTACCCTTTGCACTGCTAAAATACATAAGTAGATCAGCCTTCTTGGACTTGTTAAAGGTAGTGTTGAGTTGGGTCTTCGCCTTGTGGTATTCCCCCTTCGATGCAGCCTGAGCCCCCTTCCCCTTCTTGACCACAACCTGCTTGGCAACATTCCTCTTGAAATTGGAGGACAGGATGCTTTCCGCAAGATACTTCAAATCGGCGACGGTCAATTTAGACATCACAGATTTGTAATCATTCCTTGGGATGCCGGAGAACCAGTTCTTGTAGAACTTCCCAGGATCGGCATTCTTACCATGCTCAGGGAGCTTCGACCCCTTGGGGGCAGGGAGGCGTACCGCCTTCTTCGCTGGCTTCTTCCCCTTCTGCATCTCATCCCTGACCATCTGGTTCGTGAGTTTCTTGGTCTCATTCTCGTTAAGACCCAGTGCATTCGCCAGCACATTAGCCTTGCTACGCACAGCCTTCTCAGCCTGTGCAAGTTCCTTGGCTTCCCTTTTCTCATCAGCCTCAATCGCCTTGAGGACCTTGGGGTCGCTCAAGAAGCTGGGATCGGGCAGGCGGAGGCGCTGAGTCTTTGTCAGGCGGTTAGAACTACCCACGAGGTTGACAAACTCTACGAGCTGGGCGTTTGTCGCCTTGTTGGACTTCACGAGCTTGAACAGGTTCTGCACCCGACTTGAACCCGTGGAAGCAGAGGGCTTCGTAAGATTGATGGTGCTACCCTTCTCCGCAGGCTTGTTCAAGTTATTCAAGAGTTCATTGAATGCGCGTTTCGCCATCTCACGACGGTCCACGGGGCTGCGAGCGCCCTTCCGCCCCTTGCGAGGCGCAGAGCGCAACTTGGGCGACTTGGTCTTTATCAAAGCGTTCATAGCCTTGGCACGAGCCTTGTTTTCCTTCGACACATCACGGTACCCCATATTCTTGGCAGCCTGGATGAGGTTGTTCATCTTGACCACCTGCGCACGCTGCAGACTGGGTGCAGCCTTCTCCGGGACCTTGGGGAGGGGATGGGCGGCACGGGGCCACTCACCCTTGGACACGTACCTGGGCTTCTTGAACTCCGCAAAGTACGAGGTGCTCAGCATCTGCGAGATGCTGGGGATGTCGGAACCCAGACCGTGGCGAAGGCGTCCCCCGACCAGGTGTTCGGAGTTGAACTTCTTCTGATCCGCAGCGCAGTTGTACTTGGCTGGGATGACCTTCTTGACAAACGCCTTGAACTCCCCAGCCTTCGGGTGATCCCTGAGGAAGGTGGCAAAGTCCACGAGAAACAGGTGAGCATCATACCCCTTCATCACATTGGGTCCAATACCGTGGCTGTTCTGGAGGTGTGCCAGAGGGGCAGCCTTCATCCCATCCTTGCTCCCGTGCGCAAGACCAAAGTCACCCACCATGAGGCGGAAGCCACGGTTGGGCACGGTGTAGCCCCCACGGTACCGGATGGTCCCGCGGTCGTGGTGCTCCACGTCGACCATGATGTTCGCCATGATCATATCACCGTGACGGAAGGACGGCATCTTCTTCTGCATGGCATCCAGAGTCCACAGAACCTGGAATGCCATTGCCTTGATATCATCGGCGCCCATCAGACCCCCAAACTTGCCGAAAAAGGACTCGATGTTTCCACCACTGGCATACTCGGAGTACATGATGGACTGCGGTTCGCCATTACGGGCTGTGACGTGGGAGTTGATCAGGGGGTTTGCACCACCCCGCCGACCCGCCTCAGTCTTGCACTCCGAAGCGCTCTTGTGTAGATAAAGAGCGGGGATATGTGGAGAGATGCCCTTGAACTCCTTGAGGACCTTTGCCTCACGATTAACAGATTCGTGATCACCGATCTTGATTGCCATGGGATTACCTCCGCTGCTGGGACCCCAATACCCTAGGTAGACCGTGCCATTCTTGCCCTCGCCCAGGAGACCCAGACCAGGCATGTTGGCAACATTGTTTCCATAACGGGCGCGGGGGGTGGGGAGGGACTCCTTAATAACCTGGGTCACGTGAAAGCCACTATGGGGTGGACCACCCGCCCGCTTACGCACCGCTGTCATCGTCCTTTCGGGGATGCAAAACGCACCACCCAGAGGTCCAAGAATTGATTTTGAGAGACGGTTGCGCCTCCGCTGGAACGCATTGGTCTTTGCGTTGTTGATATTCATTGTTGATATACACGGAGATTTTTTACGCCTCCTCCTCAACCTCCTCGTACTCGTACTCGACCTCCTCCTCGGGGTCATCACCGCCACCCCCGACAGCACCCACACCCTCAACACCCTTGAAGGCAAACTTCGGGAGCTTCTTCGGGGGCTCCATCAGGCACTGCTGGAGGCGGACAGTCACCCCGAACTTGTTGTCGATGAACCAGATCGAGGCAATCTCAGCAATGGTGATGACCTTCATACCCTTCTCGAGGGTAGACATATCCACATGCTCCTGGCGCATATTGTAAGCCTCGGGGATGAATTTGTCCGTCTTCTGATCCACCATCACCTTCATCTTGATGGTCGAGGGGTAGTCGTCCTTGCCAGGACGGATGAGGGGTTTGTAGAGCGCCTCCTTGAGGACTGCAGCCTTGAATGACTTACCAAGCCACTCCTTGCTGTTTGCCTCCACAGTCTTGACCACGAGTTCATCGAGTTCCTCGAGCTTCTGCTGACACATCATCAGCTCCTCGATATCCTTGTCAAACGAGAGATCGAGGGAGTAGGAAGTCCGACCGGTCGCAGCGTCTGTGAAGCTGCTCAAGCCGAAGGGGGCGCGCATCCATGGGAACTGGATGTTCAGCTTGCCCTTGTTGGACCCGCTCAGGTACACAGTCTTGTTGCCACGTGCTTTGTTGATACGAAGGGCAGAGAAGGAGACAGAGGAGGCATCGAAGTCAGAGAGAGAAGTGATCTGGAGCGCCATTGTTTGTATTTGTTCTGACTATATCTGGTCGCCAACCTTTAAATATATTTTCTGGCGGGTTAGTATAACTATCTACCATGGGTGGCTGTGGATGCAGTGGCAACCAGAAGGCAAGCATGATCTTTAAGGATTGTGGGTGTGGGTGCAAGGGTAAGAAGCAGGAACACAAGTTCATCATCTCCATCATGTCTGCTATGATCTTCTTCGTGGTGGCAAACCCCGAAACGTTCAGGGCGATGCGGGGCATCGTGGGGGGCTGGGTGTCCAGCCCGACGGGTTGCCCGACCATCAAAGGTCTCGCACTCCACACGGTGGTCTTTATGCTGGTGGTGTGGGGGCTGATGAACATCCGCAAGGAGGGTCAGGAGAACCCCCCTCCCGAGGAGCAGATGGGTGCCGAGATGCCCCCTCCTCCCCCCGCCGCCGGTGACGCCATGCCCCCGCCGCGAGCGGATGCCGCAGGTGGTGATATGCCCCCGACGGCACAGCCACCCGCTGTTGATTCCGCTGAGGATATGAACGCCCTACTTGCAGAGATGAACAACGGTACACCGCCCCCAGCGGGTGATACGACGGAGATCAACATCAATGCGCAGACCGACATGATGGTGCAGGCTCCGCCCGCTCAGGGGATGAACAACACTGCCGACCTAGGCACTGATGAGGACTACGAGGAGAACACCCTGGCTCCGTACAGCCCCCTCGAAAACGGCGACCCGTCCATGGGTGAGATGGCTTCCACGGCGACCTCTGGGATGAGCCAGAAGCTTGGCGGTCCCGTTGCCACGACCCAGCCACAGGACACCCTGAGGATGGGCAACTACATGCAGTGCAAGTGTGGCGACGGCAGTCACGTGATGCTTATGAAATAAATGATGATATAATGTAATATGCGATTTGAGGCTACTACGGCTCGTGAATACTTTTTCGTCGTTCCGCTAATCTTGGCAATGGTTGTGATCATATATCACAGTGTTGTGATTGCAAAGATTATGAAGCACGGCACTCATATAACAGATAGGACACTCTGGCTCCCCATGAGGGATCGGGAGATACCCAAGGACATGGCGGGGACCGACATCTCAGGTCCTAGCAAGTCCTGTCGGATCGAACCGACGCCCAGGGTCAGGGATATTCGTGGAGAGACTATAACCAACGCATTGGAGGTCCCATGTGGCGACTGCTCCAATTACATCTACAAGATTGGCAAGAAGTGCATTCCCATGACTTTCCAGGTGCACCTACAGGAAGGCGACACGACCCAACTCCCGACAGGGTTTTGTGTCCCATCGGCATCCCCAGGAGACCCGGAGTACGAAGAGATGGTGGGTGAATGCCCGTTCAGGGTGAGAGACTTGCCATTCAAATAATTTCTCATGTTATTGTAATACTTAAAATGGGAAACAAGAATTCATCAGTCAAGGTATGCAAGGGTAAAGACGCTGATGATGTGTGCACGCTGGAAGGCGACGACGCCATTGCTAACGCATCTGCATACGCCTGTAAAAAGGATATTGATAACAATGATAAACTGACATGCGTGTTAAACACATGTGAGACTGATTACGCACCCAATGATACCAGTAATGCATGTGTACTCAGTTGTCAAAACTGGCAGACCGAGGATGACGGTAAGTGTGTAGATATCCCACCAGAATACCCAGCGGGTGCAAAGCCCTGGAACATTGCGAGCATCAGCACCGTCAAGCCAGGTTTCAAGGCTGTGGCTGGTTACATCGACCACGGTACCGCCGCCGCACCAGGCTATAAAGTTGTTGCAGGTAGCACGATCGAGGAATGCTTTAACAACGCATCCGCCACCGCAAAGGTCGTGGGGATCCGGACGCAAGAACACGGAGACCCGGATTTAAAGAGTACATGCTGGGAGTACGGCGATGGATACAAGGACTACGTTACCAAAGGTGACCCCTCGACGTTCTTGTCACAGGAAGCGAACATCATGGTTTGCAAGAATCCCGCCAAGGATATAATGAATCATGAATGTTACCGCCCCCAGCGTTCCATGGGTAGCGCGGTTCCCGAAGGGTTTTCGTTCAACAGTCGATTCTAGAAGTCCTCCTCGAAGGTGATGTCACCCGCTGTCCCTTCGGCACGGGAGTAGTCACCCACACGCTTCTCGAAGAAGTTGGACTTCCCAGAGAGGGAGATATTCTCCATGAAGTCAAAGGGGTTCTGGGACCCCCAGATGGGTGCGCACTTCAACTGCTTCAACAGACGATCTGCCACAAACTCAATATACTGGCTCATCTTCACAGAGTCCATGCCAATCAACTTGACCGGCAGGGCCTCAATGACAAACGCCTTTTCAATCTTCACAGCCTCCCTGACGATCTCGTGAATCATTTCCTCAGAAGCGGGGACTCGGAGGTGGTGGTAGAGCGCCACCGCAAACTCCTGGTGCAACCCCTCGTCGCGGGATATCAACTCATTGCTGAAGGACAACCCTGGCATCAACCCACGCTTCTTGAGCCAGAAGATGGCGCAGAAACTACCACTGAAGAAGATGCCCTCAACGCACGCAAAAGCCACCAGGCGGGCGGCGAAGGAGTTGTGGTTGTCGAACCACTGGAGTGCCCAGTCAGCCTTGGACCCCACGCAGGGGATGGTCTCCACAGCCCTGAACAGCCTATCCTTCTCCGCGGGGTCCTGTATGTACTTGTCGATCAACTTGGAGTATGTCTCCCCGTGGACCATCTCGTTGTGCTCCTGGTAGGCATAGAACGAGCGAGCCTCGGGGATCTGCACCTCCCTGGCAAAGTTGACGGAGATGTTCTCAAACACGATGCCATCCGAGGCTGCAAAAAATGCCAGGATGTGCGAGATGAAGTGTCGCTCCCCATCCTTGAGTGCCAACCAATCATCCATGTCCCCAGACAGGTCAATCTCCTCCGCTGTCCAGTTGGACATCTGAGCCTTCTTGTAGAGGTCCCAGAGGCTGTGGTACTTCAGGGGGAAGATTGTGAACCTGTTGGGGTTATCGAGCAGGATGGGCTCCAACTTTTCCGAATACTCCCTAAACTCTGTGTAGCCACCCACATGCTCGCCATTGACCTCTATCTGTGGATACGTTGACGCATCTGGAAAGCGATCAAGAAGGTCGTCGGGTGACACCTTCTTGGCTGTATAAGATACGCCCAATTCCCGGCACAGGTCAATAGCCTTGTCGCAGTAGGTGCAGTTGTTCTTGGAGTAGATGACGACGCTCATGGATACCATCTGCCGAGATTTTATTACTTAAGGTTGTACCTCCCTAAATAACAAACCATACAATGGACTACAAAGACATCAAGCCTGCTGAGGTGGTGAAAATCCTCCTAGAGGATGATGATGTGGAAGAGGACACATGGGCAAAGGTGATCTCCAACGAGGGTGAGTACCTGTACGTCACCTACCTGACCCCCACAAGTCGGGTCTACAAGGATGCATGCGTCTACGAGTTCGACTCGCAGGTGAGCCGTGTAGAGTTCCAGAGCCTGATGGAACACTACTCGGGTGTCAAGACCGTGACGGACATCGGGTGGCGGCGGGTGGGCGACGGGAATGCATGGGTCATGGAGGAGGAGGTGGACGATTCGGTGACCACCTCGGAAGTTGAGGATCTCTCGGACTCCGAGGAGGAGGACATGGACTTCGTGGTCCCCGACGATCCCGCGGAGTTCGAGCCGCCCCCGGACTCCAAGGAGGTGGACGAGCAGTGGGAGCAGTGGAAGCCCACCTCGGAGGGTGGTCGCCACTTCAAGAATGTGGTGGACCATATCGAGATGAAGGTCAAGGCTGCCTACGACGACCACAAATTCTAGTTTAGCATCAGATATTTCACAAAGAGTGCACCCGATAGGACGGCAGTGTCCCTGGCTATGAGGTTCGATTTGTCCTTGTAGTCGGTGGAGTAGTTGAAGATTGCCGCCCACGTGCAGCGCTTGAACACGATGTTCACCACAGTCGCCATGAGTGTCAAGAATACTGTTAGCAGGACGACGTCCTTGTTATCCGAGTCGGTCAATGCATAAACGAGTATCGCTGCATAGAGAGTGTGTGCGATGTTCCCAAGGATGTCGTTCTGCAGCACGGTCGAGAGGGCTGTCAGGGCAGTTACGAATATCATGGTGGTGATCATCCTATCCTGCTTCCAATTTGGCGTCTTAGTCGTAATCCAATAGAGGTACGCCATGGTCACCAAAACGAATGTCACGAACGCTGCCTTCTCGGTGGTAGAGACCACCTTCATTTATATTAATATACTTGGATAATATTCCTGTGGGGCAGCAACACGGGTATGTCGTATCTTCGGGATCTGCCGTGGCTGCGTCCCAGCACATGGCACCGATACAGCATGTGTAGGGTGCGAGGCATAGCAACCACCACATACTATAAAGGTACAAAAAATGTACAAGCGATGCCAAGCACTTGCGTTGCATATGGTATATAAAACTGTGAGCACATAGTACCCTAATGGAAGAATACACTGACATCTGGGCCGACTTCGAGGCGTACCAGAAATCAACACGACCACCAAGCCCCACAACAACCCTGACAGATATATACACCTGCCCCTGCGGCGGTCGGAAGTGCTTTCAACCAGGTGACCTTCCCGTTTGCACAAGCTGTGGACTCACAGACAGCTTGTACATTGACGAGACACCAGAATGGACAAACGGAGTGAGCGAGGATGGCACCTCGAAAGATATGTCCCGTGCGGGAGACCTCAACGTTGACCACGACCTCTACTCCGACTCGTGGGGGCGGGGGACGGTCATCAAGGCTCGGTGGACGGACAAGCCCCAGATGCGCCGGATGGCTCGCATCAACTTCTACCAGGCGATGAACTCCAAGGATCGCCGCCTCCACAAGGCGTACACCCACATTGACCAGAACTACCTCGAACTCCCAGGCACCGTTATGAAGCGCGCCAAGCAGTTGTACCGCCAGTTTGTCGAGGGTCCCCACCTGACCCGCGGGCGCAACCGCCAGGCGATCATGGCAAACTGCGTCTACGCCTCCTGTCGGGAAGCCAAGATCCCCCGCACTCTGGACGAGGTGGCAAATGCCTATCAGGTTGATCGTCGGTACATGACTAGGATGGATGACATGTTCCGTGAGGTGACCCAGCCAAAGGTTGATGTTGCTCCCGAGGGCGAGGTGGCATCTGTGGCCCACCGCCTCCTGGGTCCGTTCGAGATTACGGGGAGGGTGCGGATGTCCGTCATCAAGGCGTGCAACAAACTCGAGGACTGCTCCAAACTCATGGGTCGCCACCCCAAGACGGTAGCATCCACGGTGATAGTGGTGATCCTGGATCTCTCACGAACCGAGGTGTCCACAAAGACAGGTGTGAGTGCCTCGAGCATTTCCAAACTAGAGAAGATAGTTAGAGATTATCTGGCTACACATACTTAAATGACGAAAGTCTTTCTCTCCACACCCTGCTATGGTGGTCTGTGCCTTGAACCATATATGTCATCAGTGCTTCGTCTACAGATCCTCGCCATCAAGGAGGGTATCAATCTCATGATTGACACGACAGAAAACGAGAGTTTAGTTCACCGTGCCCGCAATGTCTCGGTTGGTCGCTTCATGCAAAAGACCGACGCAGACATGTTCATCTTCATCGACGCCGACGTCCACTTCGAACCCGAATCCGTCATCCGTCTCATCAGGTCTGGACACGACATCTCGGTTGCCTGCTACCCCAAGAAGGTTGTGATGTGGGAACAGGCTGCAGAGTGCATCAAGCAGGGGGATACCCGTGACCCCGCCAAGATGGCTTCCAGCCTCGTCGTGAATTTTGGAGCCACCAACCGCCCCGTCCAGAACGGGTTCATCGAGATCCTGGATGGTCCCACGGGCTTCATGTGCATCAAGCGCCAGGTGTTCGAGAAGCTCCAGGATGAGTTCCCGGACCTCTGGTGTGTGAACGACCACCAGATCCGAGACTTTGACCGCTACCACGCCGTGTTCGATTGTTCCATTGATGCGCAAACCAAGCGGTACCTCTCTGAAGATTACGCCTTCTGTCGCAGGTGGCAGCAGGTGGGTGGGAAGGTGTGGGCGGACGTCCAGACCACCCTGGGGCATGTGGGAAACCTGCCGTTTGGAGGGAACCTGTGGGAGAGGCTTAAGGACGAGGCACGGACGGAAGTAAATGCTTAGAGAGTAATCGTTATATGTAATAAGATAAATGCTTGTCAACACAATCCTCGTGCAGCGCTCCCGCTCGTGCCATGTCAAAACCCTCCACCTGATGCTTAGGATTAACTTGTATTGTATGCAACACGGTATCCAGCAGGAGATCACCTACGTGAACGACGACGTCAACGAGAAGGCGGAGATTATTGCCAAGAAACTGAAGGGTTCCGCAGATAAGATCATCTTCTTTGACTTTGGGGTGACCATTTCCCACGACGATATCCCCCAGCTGATGAACTGCGCAGTGGCATGTGCAGTTGTGGCAGGTCCCGTGGCGGGGGTGGATTGGGGTATGTTCCGAGACAAGGTCATGAAGGGTGATGCTGTCAGCGAACCCCTGTCCCAGCAGGGCATCCACTTCGATACGGAGGTTTCCCAACAGGTGCGGGGGCAGGACGAGGGTGTATACCAGGTGACCCGCACAGACCCCAAGGTGTGGGTCATGAATCGCAAGGCTTGCGCAGATGCACTGAAACAGAAGAAGGGTCAGGGCATCTGGGTTCCGTCTAGGACGTCAGAGATCTTTGAACGCTTGATCAAGAGGGATGTGAAGGTGTGGGCACTCACGAAGATGTCCGTTGTGGTCACTTACCCCCACGAGTGCGTGAGCAACATCCTAGAGGCGGCTGGTGTCAAGGCTACCTAGCGAGTGACATTTAAGGTTTAGGGGATATACTACTATATACAATGGAGAGTACCATGGAGGGCTGCACCTTTTTGGGATCGTCGGGGGCGTGGAAGCTCCGCCCCGAGACCCCACTTTACAAGATTGCTCACACTGTCCTGCTGAGATCCTTCGGGGTGGAGAAACACGCCCCGATATTCCCTGGACCCCAGCCTGTTTCAATTGAGCGGCGGCACATTCCCCTGTTGTGGAAAGAGCCGTATATGGTGTGTGAAAAGACCGATGGTGTCCGACACGCCCTGATGTGCCTGAAGTTCCAGGATAAGAAGTACTGCCTGGTTGTCAACCGGAACCTCGAGTTCGTGGTGATTGGGATGAGGGTTCCAGCCACCGATGTGGTTTTGGATGGTGAGATGGTTCAGTGCCACGACGGGAAGTGGAGGTTCATGGTCTACGATGCAGCATCACCCACTCTGGTAGCCCAGAAGGCGGGACTTACCCAACGCCTCGAGGCAGCCAGGGGGGTGGTGAAGAAGGTGATGAAGGTCAAGGGTGACCCCTTCCAGGTTGGCATCAAGACGTTCTGGCCGATCGAGAAGTTCCAAGAGTTTCAACTGATGTCATTCATCTATGAGACGGATGGGTTGGTGCTGACCCCTGAGAAGGACCCCCTCCGTGTGGGAACTCACGAGACCATGTTCAAGTGGAAGCCCCTGAGGCAGAACACCATCGACTTCCAGGTGAAGCGGAGACCCCACAGCAACAAGTGGGGACTATATATCCAAGAGAAGGGCATGCTTTACTTAGAGTGCGAGTGGGAGGAGCGGGATCAGGTGCCCCCAGAGTTCCTGATTGAGGACGGCATCATGGAGTGTATGTATGTGCCGGACCACAAGAAGTGGTGGCCCATCAAGCAGAGGACTGACAAGAATTACCCCAATGCCCGGCGAACCTTCTGGAGGACCATGATCAATCTCAGGGAGGATATACAGCCACAGGAGTTTCAGCAGCGGTAATAGATAGCCAGGTAGTGGCATTCGCCATTGTAAGGAAATTCAACTTCTCTAACACTCTCGTCATCTTTTAGATACCACTTCCCCTTGTGCTTCCCGAAACTCCCGTAGTGCCCGCCGTTCTGCACACCCACGTGAACCGCCGTGGTGATCAGGGAGTATTGGGACCCGTTTATCTCCAGGCGGGGTACGACATCCATCCTGTTCCGCACACCCATGGAAAACACCACCATCTTGGGGGTCCCCTTAATTGCCGTTCGGGTTGCCGCCACGCTCCACTTCTTCCCCGCATCATCCTCGTACCCCTCCACGGATTCCCACTCCTGGGTCCTCCCCATGACATCCTGGATGTTTTCACCCGGTTTGGGGTATATGAAGTGACACATCATATCCTCCGTGGTGGACTTCCTGCCACTTGGACAGACCACATCCGTCTCCACCTGACTGTAAAACATCTCCTTCGTCAGGGGGATCTCATTCTCCACGTCGTCTAGCAGGGACAGGAACGCCTCCTGGACGTCGTGCTGCCTCCCCTGCACAAACTGGGGGTGGCGGTGTATGAAGTGCCCCAGGAGGGCACCGGGGTCAACAGGGTTTGGGTCATCCTTGTTGCGGATCCACAACTCCTTGGCGAGCTTCTGGAGTTCCGAGACCAATGGGTCACTCCCTCGGTACCTGCTGAGTATCAGGTGGTTGGCAAAGCATGGCACCTGGAGGAGGCACTGGACGGCAGAGTTGAAGTAGCAGGTGTTCCCGTGGTTTACCAAGCCCTTCATAGGTTATTAAAGCTTACTGCCTATAAGTAAGAAAAGGGGGAACTATGGAGACCGCACATGACATCTTCCACACTATCGAGCCCGTGTTCAACAAGCACAAGACCACTCCCCACGTGGAGTGCGAGCTTCGTCTCGGGCGCTTTGTGGGCAAGCGATTCGATGCCAACGTGGGTGAGACCATCTGGCGGCAGGTGGTTGCAGCCCTGGAGAAGTACCAGGGGTGGGAGTCATCCACCACATCTGCCTCCGAGGTTTACTACAAGGGGGACCTTCGGATGACGGTGGATGGAGAGACGGACGAGCAGGAACTCTATCGCAAGAGGCGGGTATCCAACACCGAGTTGAAACTCAATAACCGCCCCTTGGATGCCCGATTCTCCGTGAGTACCGAGGAGCCGGTGAACCCCGAGACGCTGGGGGAGGATGATGAGTGGGACCAGTGTCGGTGCCGCAAGAGGAAGTCGTTCGTCCGCAAGAATCTCCGCATAGACTGCACGGTGGTGACGGGTGGTGATGTGGACCCGGATGCCGAGGACGACACGGAGTATCAGGTGGAGATGGAGATAATCGATCCCACGAAGGTTGGAGACAGGGACACCGCCTTCAACATCTTCTACAAGCTTCAGGATATTTTGACAACTATTAAGTAAGGATGGTTTGGAAAATAATCACTGATGCCCTGAAATGGGATGCAATATTCATGCTGGTTTTCGTGGTGACCATATTCCTCTACCTGTTCAAGCCAAACGGTGAAAAGGCGCAACCCAGGAAAATAGAGGTTGGAAACTACGTCTGCCAACACTTCGATATATCAGGTGGCATGTCCCTCGAGATCCTCAAGAAGATGCGGGATGACGGATTGTGCCAAGAGCGCCTCGAAGAATTCGCAACTCTCGAGGATGAGTTTCTTTATCTGGAACGCCAGACTGTTTGTACGGGTAAATCGTACAAGATCCCGATGACAGAACTAGACCGTCAGATTCGGGATAGGTTCTCGTCTTATGACTTCAAGTACCACAATCTGCACATCAAACAGGCGTCAGAGCCCACTAAGCAGGTGAACCCCTGGCTAACATGCCCAGGAGGGATTCCAGAGAAAACAGAATCGTCTTAGTCGTGCAGGGATCCATCCGCTCCTTGTGTCTCCAGATGTGCATGATGAGACTGTTGTCGTCCCCTGGCACCTTGATGAAGAAGTCGTTCCGGTACACCAACGGCTCCTTGCCAGTATTATCCCTCGACTGCCTGATGTAATCAGCGATCACATACACCACGCAGTCCAGGAGTTCCTCCTCAGCCATTTCACACCAAGAGTTCCTCTGGGTCCCCCATTCACGGGTGTTATCATCAACCCTGACACCATGCCCGTAGCGCTTCCGCCCCAGGTCAAGACGTCCCTGGATCTTCTGATCCATTATTTACTTATTTATTGGTTTTCTTGTTTAACCTGTTGGAAAATCCAATCACTTCCTTGAATGTGGGGAGGACATTCCTCTTCCCACGCTTTGTGGTTGCATAATTCCTGACGGCATTCGGTCTTGTCTTGAGCCACTCGCTCTTGACCTTTGCAACCAACTTCGCCTGGATGTCCTTTTTCAGATCCGTCACCACCTTCTTCGTTCCACCAGACCTCGAGGGCTCGAAAGATAACGGTGTAACCACGCCCTGCCTGAAGGACGTGTCGAGGGCGGCGTACAATTGCTTCTTGATGGTATTGGTATTGTAAATATCCGAGGCAATCATAAACCCATCGTGCCCGAAAATGGAACCCATTAGCGGTTTACCCTTGAACATCATGCCCATGTCCCTCAGATACTCGTCGTAATCGCTGCGCAGAGCCTTGCGAGACGCAACGAACTTGCGAGCCTTGGTGATGACCCTCTTGGCCCTCGCCTTTGCAATGGCGTTCCTCTGGGCTTCCGAACGACTCTTTGCCGCTGCAACCAGGTTGCGAGACCTCTTCTCCCTCCTGCGCCTGACCTCACCCGTCAGATTCGTCACCAACTGATCCTTCGTCAGTGTAGAGATGCCCGTCACACCAAAGGACGTTGCCACACTCTTGAGTTCCGGGAGGGTGAAGGTGCTCGCAACCCTCTTACCCACCACCAACTTTCCATTCTCCATATAGAGAGGGACGCGCTCCGCAACCATCTTTGGACCACTCTTTGTGCCCTTCTCAACCCTCTTGCTAGCCCTGTTGCGGTTGATGACTGCACTCAGGGACTGGTTGGAGGTACGGTTCGTCATGTTGTAGGGACCACCCAGAACCGACATGCGGATACCGTGGACAATCTCAGCCTTGCTGGCAGTTGCGGGGATATCCATCTTCCTCAATCTCCTCAAGTGGTTGTGGAGGAGCGTCTTGGGCATCCTGAGAGCTTGGGCACCGTTGATGTACAACTCGTCTGCCGGCGGTGGGTTGACGGACAGGTTCTTTATCTTAGCTGGGTGCTTCTTGATGAATTTTTCAGCTCCACCCGCACCCAGCAGGAACTCCACACCCTCCCTGTACAGGTCTTTGTACTTCCGGTTCTTGCTGCTGTTGTTGTTGTTTTCGCGAACCGACAGGTGTTTTGCGCCTATCCTACCCTCTGGAGTTCCGGCAGTCATCTTGAAAAACTTGCTCCTGACCTCACCACCCGCCTTACCCAGGACGATCCTGAAGTCCTGCAGGAAATCAAAGAGACCCTTGGTGTATGTCGGGTTGTCATATATGTGAAGGAAGCGAGAAGTCTTGTTATTGTTGATGCCGAGACGAGTCTTCATGTTCTGAGGGATTGGAACGTTCAACTTCTTGTAAACCTTCGCAACCACCTTGGCACTCGACGTGCGCTTGTATCCACACGGAAACCCCTGGGGATTCATACGCACGTGGGGGTACAGATCTTCCCTGTAATCCTTGTGCCCCGGGCGGCGAATTGGGGGGCAGGTGCTCCCGGACCTCGTGACCCGCTGAGACATCCCTTCAGTGTTGATCCTCCTGGCAAGGCTTGTGCGCTTAGCAGGGGACACGTTCAGTTTGTTCAGGTTGACTCTCCCATTCAGGTTGTTGTAAGACACAAAGTACCGTGCAAAATCAATGGCACCGTCAATAACATCCGCAGATTTCCCGACTTCCATGTCTATGACGAGTTGACACTTGCCACTAGAACCCGATACAGACAGGGAACTCTTCCCAAGCCCGGCAATCTTCAGGGGAACCGTGAGAACACCCTTGCGCCCAGGACGCACCTTCTTCTTCCCCCTGGGGGAAAAGATCCTCTTCAGAATTCCACTCTGCTTCAATGTCACAATATTGGGAATCCTGATGTTGGTGTCAAACACACTCGTCGTGGTGGAAATCTTAAGACCACCCTTTGAGACACCATAAGAATTCTTCATGAACTCCTGGAGATCTTCAAGCTCCTTATCAACAGCCCTGTCAACACCCCCAGACTGCCAGGTTCCGTCAGAATGTGCGATAGCGGACACCAAACCGGCGCTGCACCTCAGGGTCCCGTTCCGGTAAATGGTGAAACTCGCACCCTGAACCGCCTCACCCCTGCTAACGCGGATATTGAAGTCTACAGAGTGGATGGCATTCTTTGAATATTCTTCATACATCACCTTTGCACGAGCGTACTTCTTCTTCTCGTCCGCAAACCACTTGTCCCTCCCCGCACTCCACTCTAAAAACTTCGCCCTGTTCGCCTGAGAAGCCTTCTTGAACCCAAACTTACCCCGACCAGCAAGAGGGTTTGGCACAGCCGTTGCGTAGTCCTTCTTATACACAGGCTTCGGGCGAGCCACAAACTTCCCTTTAACAACAGCGTTCTCGAGACGTATGATGTTCCCCACCGAGCGAGACCCCCTGGTTCCACGGGAACGGGTAATCTCAAGGATGGGCTTCATCTTCACATCCCTGCACTTGATCTCGAGAACCTCATACTTCTTACCACCAACCACGGCACTCGGAAGCCTGTCGTTACGCTCCATAGCCATCTCTAACAGCTTGACTGCACCGTTCCCTGGTCCAGATGCATTGAACATCGTGGGCCTCACCTTGCTCTTGGAGATGGGAGGACCTTGTTCGTACTCCTGGGTGTAATTAAATACGTTATTTTCGTTGTTATTGCTCCCCGAGCCGTCATTGAAAACCCCATAGTTTCTATCTTGTCTGTCGTTGTTATTCATACAATATTACACTCTGCAGAGATATTATTACTAATAGTCCTCCCCAAACTGGATGGTCTCCTCCACCACATCCACCCCAAAGATCACTGGCTGGTTTGCGTACCCACGCCCCTTGTAGGTGATAGCCTCCGATCGCACCTCAATATCCCGAGCGCTGAACGGACCAGCGTAGAAGTCTGGATTGAACTTCACCTTCCCGAGGTTGTTCTCGTGGCAGTGGATGTTGAAGTTCTGGACAAACACCTTCTGGGGCACACAGAGATCCGCACCGTACCGCACCTTCTCGGAAGCCAGGAAGTTGTGGAGGGTGTTGGTAACCATCGCCACCTGCGTCTGCACCTGTTTGAAGTAGTTGGGAACAACGTTCCAGATATCCTGACCGCTGTACTTCTGCGCATACTCCAGGTATGCCCTGACGCACTTGTAGAGGATCACGGGCAACTCGGCATCCAACTTCTCGTCCAACTTGCAGTCCGCATCCTTCACCTGCTTCGCAAAGTTCCACGGGATCAGGCGGCGTAGGACAGACCCAGAGTTGTCCCGCCAGTTCGGGACCTCGTTGCCTCCCAGGATCCCGGGCGTCTTCCACTCGATCGTCTTGGCGTTGTGATTCTTGATTGCCACCGAGATGTCCTCACCCGACACGATGGACTGAAACTCCGCCTGCTCGAGGCACAGGTCACCCTTCACCTCTGGGGCGATGAACATGAAGCCGTCGTAGATGCTTGACAGACCGAACTTCTTCTCAATGTTGTTCGAGAGGGCACGGACGTCGTCATTCTCGTAGAACTTCTTGAACACCTTGGTGATCAGGGTGGACTTACCAGAGCGGGCAATACCCTTCAGGAAGGGGATCACCTGCCACCCATCCATATCACCCACGTCAAAGCACAGGCGACCGCCCATCACGTACATCCACTTGCACACATCCTCCGAAAATTTCTGGTAACTCAACACCCCCTGCATGTTCGGAGTTGGGATATCATACCAGTTGTCGTAGTTGACAATCTCGGGATTGAACATCTGGTCAAAGTACTTGCAGGACACCACAGTCGGGTCGAGACACCTGTACTTCTCGGACTCGTAGGGGTAGAACTCGGCAATGTACTTGCCATCCTTCGGGCTCCACTCCTTGCCCACCATCAACCCATTGCGGAAGGACCACGCGTGGCGATTCTTCTTGATCTCGGGGAACTGAACATCCACACACGAGTTCAGGTAGTTGATAGACTGTATGATGTTGGTGGGCTTGCTGGTGGCATTCTTCCACATGTGGAAGCGGGTCTCCTTCTTGGTGGCAGTGTTCACAAACTCGGCAATCGGCATGAAGGTCTTCCACGCCCTGGTCTGGTGACCATCGGGGTGGGGGATCTGCTTGCAGCACTGACCCTTGTAGCGGCGGATGTTGTTGTTGTACGTCTCGTTGAGCAGGGCAAGAATGAGCAACTGATAGTCTGTCAGGTCATCAAACTCCATCGTAGAGCATCGGAAAATCTTAGTCTCAATGTCATCGGCGGGGGCAACGTAGGCAGGGTGATTGATCCTCTCATGCTGGCGGGCATAGCGGAACACCGTCTCATAGGCATCATCTGCCATATCGATGAGCCTGTTGATCCTCGAACTGATGGTGCACTCGTTACCATTGACGTCATCGTCCAACTCATCTATCATCCCTAGGGAAACAGCACGATGAAACAGTTCAGCAAACATCTCCTTGTGGCGAGCAAATTGAACCTGGACCCGTTCCATATAAATTATGTCTGGGATACCAGACTCCCCCAATTCCTCGGGGGTGAAGTAGAGTGAAAACCCAATCCGGAAAGGTGCATGAGAGTCACCCATCTGGTCAAGCTGCCACTTCTGTTCCAATTGGGCCAAAAATGGAGATACCTTCTCTTTGGCCAAATCGTGTACCTGGCTTCTAAAAAACTCGAACTTTGATTGCATTTCATCCCCATCCGGGGATATCAGGTGGAGTTGTTGTTGGGAGCCCGCCATCAGTGTACTAACTAATAGCAACTATTTTTTAAGCCTCCGTCTGCTCCTCGGATCCATCATCCTCCGTCAGATCCACAGGACCCTCCTCCTCTGAGGAAGCAACCTGCTGCGGACGGCGGGTGCGGCGGGGCTTGGGGGCTGGTGCCTCCTGAGCGGGTGCACTGGAAGCCAGCATCTTCACCAGGAGACGGTTGGTCGTCTCCAGCTGCTTTGCCACCTTGAGCATGGCAGAGCAGACGTTGTCCTCCTCGTGAGACAGGAGATCAACCATGAGGTCACCGATGTCATCGCCATCGTCCTCCTCCTCCTCGCCATCGGAGTACTCCTCCTCGTCGTACTCCTCATCAGTGAACTCATCATCGTCCTCCTCGACTGGTGGAGGCGGTGGGCGCGCAACACGACGACCCTGCTGTGGGACAGACTTCATTTACCATGTGCTGAGGAAATCCCAAGACGAATTTTTCGCGCTTAAAATAATGGGGGTATATAGGGATATAGCTGGAATATGGCTAACGCGGCAGCTGAAGCGATGGACCAGAGTGCTCAGGAGGCAATGTCTATCCTTGACGAGGTCAAGGAGAAGCTGACTGACGACGAGTACAAGCGTATGGCAGAAGCCCTGGCTGCCGTCAATCCCAACAAGGACTTTGTGGTCGAGTATCCCGCGGATCTCCAAGGGGTCGTGACGGTCGCCACGGTCCCGGGCTCGACCCACATCAACAACCTCAAGCGCCGTCTCATCAACCTGACTGAAAAGTACCAGCGGGAGACCAGGAAGTACCTGGTCCACATCGCCGACCTTTCGGCGGAATATCTGAAACTCAAGAAGGAGTGGGACGAGGAGGATGAAGATGAAGATGATGATGAATGACTAGCCGACCTGACACGAGTGGGTCATACAATGGAGTCAACCTCACAACAGATCAAGCGAGTAACTGGTCTCGGATCTCCTCCACCTGCTCCAGAGTATTGTCTCTGGAACTTGAAATCTTTACGCTTGATGACAAGTTGCCAGTATTCATACCTCCCACTCTTAAGTGTTGCTTCTGTAATGTGCTTGGAAGTTTCAGACTTTCTTGAACTGTTGTCCTTGTTCATGATGGAAGTTGCCCACCTCAGGTTTGTCAGGTGGTTGTTCGTCCTCTCACGGTCTATGTGGTCCACCTCCTCGTGACCCTCTACAGGATCCAAGAAAGCCAGAGCCACCAGGCGGTGGACCATGGGACACTTACGGATTTTATCAGGACGAGACGAAAGTGTGACGTCACAATATCCATTCTTATGAACCCTCTGTGAAACCTCTCGGTCAGATATGATAGCCCATACCCGACCGAGATTACTCACTAGGTAGCGATTACCCAGGACCTCCGCTCCCTCCAGAAAATCCACGGGTCTCCAAACTTCAGTCGGCATTTGGAATATATGTTTGGATATTTTTAAGTGCGTGATCTCCCAGCCAAAATTATTTTCTTGGGGTATAGTACATACTTATATCATGGCTGGAGGCCTCATGCAGTTGGTGGCTTACGGAGCTCAGGATGTGTTTTTGACGGGCACCCCGAAGGTGACCTTTTTCCAGGCGGTGTACAAGCGCCACACGAACTTCGCGATGGAGACGATCGAGCAGACGATCAACGGCAACGCCGGCAACGACGGTCGCCTCTCGGTGACCATCGCCCGCAACGGTGACCTGGTCGGCGACATGTTCGTCGAGCTCCAGGCGAAGGCTGGTCTCGCCCCGGTGACCCGTGGCGGTGACGCGACTGCCGACTTCGACTCCGTGTGGCTTGCGGAGCGCGCGGTGAAGTCCGTGGAGATGTCCATCGGCGGTCAGCGCATCGACAAGCACTACCAGATCTGGTGGCGCCTGTACTCCGAGCTGTACCTCAACGCCGACAAGAAGGTGCAGTGGGGCAAGATGACCTCCATCCCGGCTGCGTCCGCGGCTGGCGACAAGGTGTACCTGCCGCTCCTCTTCTTCTTCAACCGCAATGCCGGTCTCTACCTGCCGCTCATCGCCCTCCAGTACCACGAGGTGCGTCTGGACTTCGACCTGGCGGCTGACTACGAGTCGTACTTCAGCACGAACTCGCCGAAGGTGTGGGCCAACTACATCTACCTCGACACGGAGGAGCGCCGTCGGTTCGCGCAGAAGGGTCACGAGTACCTCATCGAGCAGGTGCAGCACACTGGCACGGACTCCGTGACCCGTGGCTCCACCAAGCAGATCCGCCTGTCCTTCAACCACCCGGTGAAGGAGCTGGTGTGGTGCTTCAACGGCGGTGCCGCCAAGAAGGAGAACACGCACTGGAACTTCACGTCCAACGCCGTTGCCAACGCGGTCACCATGTCGTGCGCCACGGACTTCGGTGACCTCGCCACGGCGAACGCCTTCGTGCGCCCCGAGGCGGCGGGTGCCCCCCACCTGGTGACGGGTGGCGTCGTTGACACGACCAACCACTTCCAGCTGTCCGACAACGGCATGTGGCGTGAGGAGGGTGACATCACGGGCACGAACTCCGTGGGTCCCCTTGCCAACTTCAAGCTGGTGCTCAACGGTCAGGACCGCTTCAAGGAGCAGCCGGGCAAGTACTTCAACCAGGTGCAGCCGAACGAGTACCACACTGGCTGCCCGTACCCGGGTATCTACTCGTACTCTTTCGCACTCAAGCCGGAGGAGCACCAGCCGTCCGGCACGTGCAACTTCTCGCGCATCGACAACGCCCAGGTGGCGGTGACGATGAAGGCGGATGCCGCCGGCAACTCGCCGGAGACCATGCACCTGTTCGCGTGCAACTACAACGTCCTCCGCATCCAGAGCGGCATGGGCGGCCTTGCGTTCAGCAACTAGGCAAACACTCAAAATATATCCTATGTGTGGGTAACCCCCACCATTAAGATATCTAAAGTCGCAGGGTAAAGTAAGTAGATGGGTAAAAACTTTACGGATCAATTTTCTTACCTCCACGTGGCTTCGGGGGTGATGGCATATTTTTGGGGGCTGTCGTTCCGTCAGTGGTTGGTTGTCCACTTGGCATTTGAGGTGATAGAGAATACCCCAGCGGGAGTGAGATTTCTGGACCAGTACATAACTTTTTGGCCTGGTGGGAAACGCCACCCAGATGCCCTCGTAAACATATTGGGAGACAATGTGTTTGCGGCGGCGGGGTGGCTATCTGCAAGGTATGTGGATCACCTGTATCCCAGCGGGGGGTCTTACGGCAGGGGAAAATTTTAAATATGCTTCATGTAATGGACACTCTTGGGTACGCGGGGGGTGGGATCTTGGCGGTTCAGATGTGGCCGCAGATCTACAAGACCACACGGGTGGGCGACGCCTCCCAGATCTCGTGGTCTATGCTGGCATGCAACGTGGTTGGGCTGGGCTGCATGGCGGCGTATGGATTTGTTAACGGGGACTTGCCCCTATTCTCAACAGCAGCCTTGAGTCTTGTAAACTCTGGGGTACTCCTAGGACTCAAATACCGTTATGAATCTCCAAGAGACTATTAAAAGCGATACGTATAGTATACATGAAGATTACGCCTCTCCTGATCGAGGCTATTGTGGTT